AACTAGCAGGGGATGAGAGAATCGAACTCGATTGACCAATCCTGTATTCCGCTTGTTTTCTAGCTTTACGCCTTTAGCCTTTGATTACTTTGATTACTTTGTAACCAAAATCAGAAATTAATAGCCTTACTGACTTGCTCAATTTTGGTTTTGCTTGTCTTATTGCTGTATATGTAATACTTTCTTGTTGTCTCGATATTGCTATGCCCTAGCATTTCACATATTACAGAATCATTTGCTTCATTATCATAAAGTGTTGTGCCATAAGCACGCCTTATCTTGTGCGCTGAACGATAATTAATATTTAAGGCTTTACAAACCCTCTCTAGTTTGCGATTAAACGCCTTGCTCTTAATCCGTTCACCCTTTTCCATAAACATGTATTCTCCAAAAGGATTTAATCTACGGATAGCTTTGACAGTCTTAAGCGCCTTATCTGTAATTATCACATCTCTTATGCCTGCGTCGGATTTTGGATAATCGCTAACAGGTTCAACCCACTTTCCATTTTCATTTTTAATTTTTATTTCTGTCCTTGACACAGAAATAAAATTCTTTACAGTTCCGTCTTTTAGTTTTGTACTGCGAACATCTGAAAATTTAAGTGAAGCCAGTTCTCCGGCTCTTAGTCCTGTCTCAAACATAAGTAGAAGTCCCAGACTTCTGATATCGTATCTCTGCCACAAGTATTCAGTAATCACAGGGATTTCATCTTCAAAATAAATCTCATCCCCCATATCTTTCACTTTCTTGGTAAATGACCGACGAGATAAATCTAAGTCTCCCATAAACTGTGTGATACTGATATTTGTATAGCCTTTCTTTTTGGCATACTTAAAAATGCCGTTGACAAGAATGCGCATATCAGAATATGCTTTCTGCGAGAGACTACATTCAGCAATGATTGTCTTGATGAATTTTTCCAATTCATCAGTTGTAATGTACTTAATTTTCTTGTCTGCCACTGGATATGCTTCACAATCAAAAAACCTAGTAAAATTGTTGGTATACTTATCGTATGACTGCTTTTTGATTTCGTGATAATCAAGTTTACAGTCAATCCATTCTTGAAAAACATTCCTGATCAGCGGTTCATTCTCTAATTTCTTGTAATGTTCCACTATTCCGTCATTAAGTGAATCTAATGTTGACCGCTTCAATAGCTTTCTCCCATTTGAAGCAGTTTCACTTGGCAGATATGTATACCACTTACTATCTTTTCCTTGCCATATCTCGTAGGCATGTTCTTTTAAATATTTTTTCCTTTCGTTCATTTCGATTCTTTTTTGGATATCATCACGAGAGATAATATCATTCTCTAGTACATAATTCAACAATTCCTTGTCTGTCAGTTCCACTCATTTACCACCCTCTCAATCTTGTTCTTAATATTCCTCACCCGTCTTTCTAGCGTTCTCGTAGACATTGACAATCTGTGCGCTATCTCCTTTTGTGCAAAATTCCGAGAAAGAAGCATAAATATTCTCACTTCTTCCTCGGTAAAATTGGCATTTTCAATTATTCTTTCAAGTTCCGGCTTAGTTAGTTTCGAAAACTTCATAAGCCACACTCCTTAATATTTAATTTTTATTCTTGTTTCTTCTTCTAACTGTTCAATAAGTTCTTTTGGATCTATAAGCCCTGCATTGAAATCTTCGTTAAATTTATCGACCTCATCAATAAGACGCTCTAGTCGCTTATTACCAAATCCAAACTTATCATGCAGCACCCATAACAGAATCGTTAAAGCATTACCAAACATTTCTTTATTTTCTTTATTCTTCTGCTTGTTTAGCTGAACTCTCATCATTTGTTCTTGAAATCTTCTTTGCTCTAGCTTGCTCATTTTTACGCCTCACTTCTACACTTTTTCTGACATATTTAAGTGATTTCTTGTAATGCGTTTCGCATAATTTAGTATGATTAAATGCAGGCTTGCCACATAACCAACATCTGCCATTGGCTACCCATTCTCGTTGTTGTTCAACCTTACAATCTTTTTGCTTATTGCGTTTCGCATCCCTTGCTTTAATGCGGCATTTTGTACAAGTTTTATACCCATCATCTGCCTCAACTTTACCACATTTAACACACATTCCCTTTTCGGCTCGTCTTGTTCTGATTTTCTTCTGTTCAAGCCTATCTCTTGTCTTGAACTCTTCGGGGTTAGTATTGTATCTAGCAATCCTTTGAGAATATCTCTTTGCAGAACATTCAGGACAAACCCTTTCATCTCCCATAAGGTTATTCTGCCGACATTCAGGGCATATGCCATTGTCTTGATACCAGCGCACAAGTTCTTTCCTGTTTGCGTTAATTCTTTCTCGGCAATCTCTGCATTTAAGTTTTTCTCCATTAAGAGGTTTCCCACATTCAATACATAACCCTGCCTCTTTCCGCTTATAGTACATTCTCATTTGTGGACTAATTGGCGTTGTTTCCACTAAAAATCAACCTCGCATTCTGTTAATTCTATCTTGTACCTCTTTGGGTGCTTCAATATATTCTTCTGCATTTATATTTTGACCGATAAGGGCATTTTCTTTAGTTGGTAGTGTATTTATATCTCTTTGGAATTTTTGCTCGATTTGAGCCTTATACGAATTTGCATTCGTCTTTTCGATAAGTGATTTGATATCGTCTGGCATACGATTTATTTCATTCGCACGCTTAACAACTGTTTCATAGGTTCTTAGAAAATTTGACTGTATTACTGTTTCAATTGTCTGATAATCTGCTGTAGCCCAGTTTTTAAGGTTATCTGGCATACCAACCGCCTGTTTTACAAGTGGCGGTAGTTTGTTAAATTCTTCAACTGCCCCATAAGTACCATTCCTTAAAGCCTTGCTAACCAATCCCCAAGCTGCCATTCCGTCAAGTTCCTGCGGCTGTGATACAAGTTTTATTTTTGCGACGATTTCCCCTACGCTTGGTGCGAATCCGCTTGTATCAGACGCAACATACGCTTTTAAAGCAACAGCCACTTGCTCGCAACTATATTCTTCTAACATCACTTGCCACGCATCAATTGTCCTTGATAAGTCTTCAGGTTTGAAATTCGGGTAGCAATCACAAATGATATGAATTATTTCAACCGTTTCTTCTCTTGTCAATTTATTCCACCTGCCTTTACAATATCAACTTATCGGCATCAATCAATCTCATTGTTTGCCCTCCTGTTCCACATTTCGATAACCCTTTCTATTGCTCCTTTATCAGATTCAATACGCTGCATGTCACAAAGTGTAATTGTACTTATCCCACAATCAACACACTTTACACATACTCCATTATTTACATATTTAACAGCTTTCCCACCGCAAAACGGACACAGCTTTAATTCTTCGCTCATTCTTCACACTCCTTTACACTTTGCTCCAATCAATCCCATTCCCAAATCCTTGTCTATCTTGCTTGCTGTCGCTTTTTAACTCAAACAGTCCTTGCCAGCAATGGTCTACAGATTGATTAAGAATTTTAACTGCCAAATCATTATCTCCGCCCGATAGCTTTTCAAGAGTATTCATAGCCCTATGCAATGCCTTGTCAGTGCATATAGGCTTCTTAATTCTCTTACGCATTGTCACATATTCGTTAAATGCTTCATCAAGCAATTCATCATCGGGATAATAACTTTTCTTTTTGGATATTACGTTAGTAATATCTTTTTCTGTATTCTTATCTTCTTTAATTTCTTCTGTTCTTTCATTCTTACTTTCTTTTAATATAGAGTTTGTTAATAGAATGTTATTTGTTTGTTGATTGTTTGTTAAGTTGCTTGTTATTTGTTTGTTATCTTGCTTGTTATCCGTTTGATACAAATTGTAGTTAACCACAGTAAATATCGTAAATTTGTTTGTTGCTTTGCTTGTTATTTCGCCTGTTAGTTGCAAGTGTTTTAGTGAGGTACGAATTTCCATTACAGACAAATTAGTTTCTTTTGATAATTCAGATATTGAAGAGGGGAAAGACCCTCTTTCAATTATCTTGCCTTTATAATTTCCGTCTTTCCAATAGGCACTTATCAACATATACATAAAAAGTCTGAATGTATTAATATCGCTCCACCATTCCCACTTTAAAATCTTTCTGTCAATTTTAATAAAATTGCCTGCCATAATTACCTCTTCAAGTTCTGTCACATTGTTACTTTACTAAATCGTTAATATTAACCCTAAATCCGTCAAACTCCTTACCTTTGCTCCTGTTGTAAGTGGCTGTATCAAAGAACATCAAATTACCCTCTCTATCCATTGCCATACTTACACCATTTCTTACAAGACTACCTTTTAGCAAGTCAAGGACTATTTGTATTTCCTGTTTTGCATCATCTGTCATAGTTAATCTCCTTGCTTGATATTTAAATTCTTAAACATAGCACACATAACATCTACAACTATGCTGTTACCAAATTGCTTGTATAACTGCGTGTTGCTGTTTACTGCTGCCATTTTAGATATATCTTCGTCTGATACTCCCATAAGCCTGCCACATTCTCTAGGGGTTAGTTTTCTAATCCTATATTGTGGCTCAATCACAATGTTGTCTTTCTGCACTGTTGTAAGACAATTGCTGGTCCCTTGCGTATTCACTTCTAATCTCTGTTCTGTTGGACTACCCACGGACGTGTCGGACGGATTATCGGGATTTCTGCCACGCATAGCAACTATCTGACTTTCACAAATCTTAATCTGCTGTGTACCACCGTCCTCAATCGTTGTGATATTCGGAGATAACCCATTCTCACTATAAACTGTATTAGACTGGTGCTTTCCGGTTCCGTTATCCATAATTCCCAATTGATTAACTAATATTTTCGGTTCTTGACCGCCACCTTGCATAGTACTCAATGTTGGACTACACCCCCACGTCATAAATTCGGTTCGTACTTTCAAATTTGCTTTCAAGCAAACCTATCACTTTAACTTCATTCATTAAAACAACTCCTAAATCGTGTTTTTCGGCCTTTACACATCGGGAAATACCACCCCCGATAATGCCTTTCTGAAAATTGTCTGAAACTTCTGTGTAAATACTTCCTATTACTTCCATTCAATCAACCTTTCGTAACAACCTTAATCGGTTCTTTGTGATTTACTGCATTTAAGCAAGGACAACAGCCATTATCAGAATAGATTGTATTGCTTTGATGTTGTCCTGTGCCTTTATCAATAAAGCCAACTTTATCTACTCTGCTAAGGATTGTATCTGGCAATGTTCCGTTGTCAATAAGTATCTGAATAAGTTTCTGTGCCTTTTCATTGTTAATGTAGTATTTCTCGTCCACATTATCCTCTAAATAGTCCTTTAACCGCTTTGTGAGTGGTATAGGGTTAGGAAACTTGTAATTATATTCTCCTAAGAACGAGAACATAAAACATCTTTCCCTGTTCTGTGCTACACCATAGTTTTTAGCATTTAGGTCTTGCCAGTAATTCACATATCCCAAACTTTCAAGGAAATCTAGCCACTTTCTAAAATCCGGCATATTGTCTTGACTATGTACCTGTGGCACATTCTCCATAAACAATATCTGCGGAAGTTCTCCGTTGCTATCTCTGATTTCTGTTAGTATTCTCTCAACTTCCCACAGTAGACCGCTTCTTGTACCACTACCCTTAGACATTCCGGCTTGTTTGCCTGCTACGGATAGGTCAGTACAAGGAAATGAGTATGTCATCATATAGCAATACTTGTCTGTATCAACAATATTTAAGTCATCAGCGTGCGCCTTTGTTATATCCATAGTTGGAAAGTTCGTTCCGTGTACTGCGTTATAACTTGCTATGGCATACTTATCAAACTCTACAACCCTGTAATGCTCAAATTTTGCACCTATTCTCTTTAGTGCCATAGCCTGCGAACCATATCCGGCGAATAATTCTATCAATCGGATAGGCTTTGTTATACTGATTGGCTCTCTCGTGAAGTCAAATATGCTCATTTGATTATCACAAGAATAATTTTCAAAATTCATAAAATCTACCAAAAGAAAACCTCGGTTTTATGTCCGGGCAACCTATTCCTTTCTTTGATTTTTAATTAATTACTGGGTTTTCTGCCTGTCTGAAAATACTCGTCATAAGCGTCAACTGTATAGCGTATTTCAGACATAGCTATATCAAGCGTTACATCTCTTTTATCCAAGGCTTTTTCTGTATAATCTTTAATTCTCATCATTAAAGCCTGTGCTATTACTATATTCGCATTGTTACTCATTCTGAATCATCTACTTTCAATAAATCCATAAACTTCTCATACTGTTTCTGCGATACCTTATTATTTACTTTATCTTCTCTCAATTCGATTTTAAGGTGTTTTTCGGCTATATTGGATAATTCCCTTGCAAGGTTCTTTCTGCCCTGCTGTATGCCCTGTAAATAGCCTTTAGGTGCTTTTCTCTCGCCTATCGAACCACTATCACGATTTTCTCCTTGACCGCCTAAACTGACATTTCTAAGCTGATAGCCTTTGTCGGCATACAGCTTGATGTAATGCTTCTCTTTCTCGTCAAGCTGGCTTTCGGGAAAATTCAGAAATTCTACTCTCCAACCATACGGATTATCCTCTGAATATAGCTTATGTTTGCGTATGCTCAAATCTATGTGCTGTTCATAGCCTACAAGGTGGCTTGCCAATCTACTAAGTGTATGTACCGCCTGTCCGATATACGCATACTTAAAGCCGTTTTCATCTTCTCGGAGTAGAAAATATATTCCACTTTTGTCATTCAGCTTTGGATTCAGCTTCAATAGTCGCTTTCGATTTTCTGATTCTATAGCTTTTGCCTGTCTTAACTTTTTGTAATCCGTCTTTAATCACTCCTTTAAATTTAAATAGCACATAATCCCACAATCTGTAGATATTTCATCTTCCATTTTTCCTCTGTTTGGATCTAATTCATCTAAGAACACGCCGTTCAAGCAGCTATGACCTATTTCCCTTTCTAGTTTTGCCCTTCTTTCAAATACTTTGGGAAAGTCTTTACGAATTTTATTCCAGTAACCCATGCCACCTTTAACACAATCGATACAATTATTATTAGAATATCCCAAGTCATACATAGCCGGTCTTTTCAAACCCAATCTATTAGCTATTGCATGGCAATCTTGTTTAGATAATTGTGAGTCAATTAAAGGAAATTCATGCTTAAATTCTGGAAAGTTCTTTACAAGTCCATCTGCTCGTCTTTGTTCTGAATTATCCATACCCCAAACATATATCAAATCATAGTCAAGATGTTCATTTTCCCACTTCTTTCTGACAGCTTTCTTCAACATTCCTGTACAAGCCGCCCCATGTGTACCATTTACATATCTGTACTTCCTAACCACATCTTCGACGCAATTAAACCTGTCAGATTTAAGAATCGTTACTTTCTTACCTATTATTTTTTCACAATCCCTTATAAATCGCATACTATCAGGGTGCTGGTCCTTTATATCAATATATATCCATTCATCAATCGGAGTCCTCCTGTATTCCTTTCCTTCTCCATTTGTGAATATGGCTGTATCGTTCAAATATCCTGCAATAAAGCTTGAAACTCCTGCAGATAACCAACACACCTTATAATCTTTTTTCATAACACCACGCTACAAATCCTGTGCGAGGATAGTGTGAATCGACTTCCCATGCCAATGGTCTGAAACTCAATTACCGATTACCGTATAACTGCGCTACTTCAAATTCCACCTTATCGAATCATTAACGCTACTATTTCACACTTTACAACTAAATCTTTAACATCTTTATTTAGCAACCTCGGTTTACCGAGGATTCGTTATTCCTTTCTTAAATAAACATAATTATCACTCATTGCTGTATTCCTTATTCTAATTAAATGGTAATCCCTCGTCAGCTACATTATCTGGAATAGCCATAAAGCTGTCATTACTGCTGTTACCGCCCATAATTCCATTATTGTTGCTCTGCTGATTAGTACGGCTTTCGCAGAACTCGTGTCTTTCAACAACACAATCATTAGTGTAAACTTTCTGCCCGTCCTTGTTAGTATAGTTGCCTGTCTGCCATCTGCCCTCAACGATAATCTTAGTGCCTTGATGTAAATATTTCTCTGCAAACTCTCCGTTCTTGCCAAATGCAATACAATTAATAAAGTCTGCTGCCTGTTCGCCCTCTTTCTTAAAAGTTCTGTCAACAGCTAATGTATATCTTGCAACTGCCATACTTCCGCTGTTGCCCTGTGCGTATCTCACGTCAGGATTTCGTACCACTCGTCCACATAAAATTACACGATTCATTACTTTTCCTCCTTACTTTCCTTTTACAGCCAAAAACAAATTTGCAATAAATACCACAAATAAAATTATCTTAAATGCTATGTTAATACCTAATATACAAGCTATCCATGATATAACAAAGCTTTCTATCAAAGAGATACCTAACTCAACAAGTACAAATAATAAAATTAATAAAATATAATTCATTATTTTTCCTCACTTTCTAACAGCTCTGGATTGTCAAATGTGTTACCGATAACTTCAATTTCATAACTTCTCCAAATGTATAAATCCCACTTTGTACCGATTTGAAATATGTCTGATTTGACACAAATCCAAGAGAATTGATAATAGTTATTCTGCCAAAAGGCTTTATAACAATTACCTTCTTTATCTCTGACAATGTCATTCTCCCAAATCAGCTTGCCGTTCTTGTCTTTTAAGCCTGTGCATTGGCAAAGAGTTCTAGCGTCACACGCCCATTTACTTCCGTCACTTTCTTCAATTGCGCATCTATCTTCTTGTAGTGCTATAAGCAACCCGGCACGCCATATAGAGTTGCAATCCTTCGCCTTGAATAAATATCTATCTTCCATATTCTCTCCTATTCCGCTTCTGATTGAAGCCATTCCATACAACTAGCTTCTCCTTCGTATTCCTCGCCGAATGTGTTTTTAAATCCGACAAGAAATTCTGTCAACTCTTCATCTGACATATTCCTTATCCTGTCGGCATTGGTCTGTTTGCTATCGCATCTGCAACAAGGCTCATTGCCTCTTGAATTGTTGTTGTGCTGGCAGTTACAGGTATTGTTGCTATCCTGTACTTTTTGCTTATCAACCGCCTGCATTACCCACACCTTTTTAATTAGTCCCATTTCAGATGGAATTTTTGATAATTCATTCTTTAATTTTGATTTACTAATCAAATCATTCACTTTCTCCACCTCTCAATTCTTCCAACTTCTTAAATTAAGTCCGCCACACCTAATACAATAAATCTTTTTATATCCTCTGGCATATTCACACAAATAACCACAATGTCCGCAATATTCTTTTCCGTTACTAACTGATATTTTTTTAGGTTCTGACACAGTTTTTCTCTCGAACAACTCTCCGTGTTTGCATTCTATACAATAATCTTCATTATGCTTGCAAATATTACAATCAATCATTGTTATTTCTCAATTCTTTCAGTTTTGCTTCTGCTTCGGATTCAGAAAAGAATGCGGTCTCTCCAATCGTATCCACAGCTATATTATAAAGATGCGTCTTATTAACTGTTTTGACGCAATGTTCTGCATGCATAATCCATACACCATCTTCATCAATTGAAAATCCAGTTATTTTGTAATTTATTATGAATTTTCCGTTAATCCAATATAGTGTATCTCCCACCTTGCAAGGCAACTTAACAAGCCTGTCTTGCTCCTCTAAGTCCTCATAGTCAGCCAGTTTTTTCAAAATTGTATCTATCTTTTCTCCTTGAGTTGTTCTTGATAAACATAACTCACTGGATATGTCGTAAAGTTTCGCTCCGTCTTCGATTGTAACTTCTGTTAATCTCTCCATTTCTACTCCTTTCTGCCTTTAATTATCTTTCTTGTTTCTCATATTCTTCCGTAGTTGGTCTTTTTCCATCTAAATCATTCCATTTGTAAAGTTTGTGATTTTCGTCCTGCCATTGACTTTTGTAGCAATTTCTACAACTGCACCTGCCACTTAGCCAACGCATTTCTCCGTAATGCTCTGGCTTTCCACAATGCTTGCAAATTACAATTTTATCCACATTCTTCTCCTTTCTAAAACGGACACTTGCTAGGATTGTTTAAAATCCAACTCTTGCCCTGTTCCGCAACGTCCACACTCGCCCCATTTACGGCATTTTTCATTTTCTCAATAAAACTATCCTTATCAGCATTTTCACTTGATAAATGGCACATTATGACGTTCTGCAAGCTGTCCGAATTGTTAGCTTTAACAAAATCACAAGCCGTGTCAATAGATAAGTGACCTCTAAAAACGTGATTAGCTTTTGGATTGTCGGTATCAACTAAATCCTTGTCGTAGTTCACGCCTAAGAGAATGTGGTTTATGTCTTTGAAACGCCACTTAATCAGCTCTGTGTCGGTTATGTAAAGCATTCTTCCCATTTCCTTGTGAGTAATCAGAAAACCAAATATCGGGCAAGGTTCGCCGTTTGCATTGGTGTGTGTCCAATTTCCATCTATTGTTGTCAAATCAAAAGGTTTTACTGTAAATTCGCCCATATTCATTGATTTACAACTATCGCCTACATATGGTGCAAACATCGGTATTCCCATAGATTTAAAATCTTTTACCGACTTGCTGTGGTCAAGGTGTTTATGGGTGCATAACACACCCACAACATCTTTAACATTCCAATTCAAGCCTTTCTTAATCTCCTTAATGCTTATTCCACAATCAAGGATAAGCGTTTCTCCGCTTTCGGAAGTTAAGGTGTAGCAATTACCTGTACTTCCTGTTGCGATACATTTAAGTTTCATATGCGTTCTCCGTTTTTAGCCTGTCTTTTACACCAACAATCAATATACCTGTTTTCATCTTCGGCTTTAGGAACTAAATGTTTCCTGTAGCGATTAATTAAAGGCTTCATCTGTTTGTTGTAAACATCCTCGTTAATATAGTTCCATATATCAATATAAATCGTGTTATACTTAATCAGTGGCTTATATTCAAACACATCATCATTCACAATGTTTACTTTGAAATTAAGTGGTAACTGCTTTCCAACAAGTTCAATGACTTCACGATTTTTCTCAACAACTGTTATTTGTTCAACATCTTCTTTATCCTGTATTGCAAGAATGATAAGACCTATTCCAAGACCACCAATAAGAACATTTCCGTGCGCATTGCGAACAAAATCTTCATTTGTTTTCTTTTCCATAGGTGTATCAGACATTACGCAGTCACATCCGTTAATAAGCCTTATATATCTTCCGGGCGGTATTCCAAGACGAACAATCGCATAAAAGTTATTATCTGAAATTTCGTAATGTTGGAGTTTAAAATCCCCAACTTGTCCATCTTTCAGTATTGATGGCATATTCTTATACACTTACATCACCTCACTTCCTTAATTTCTCCGCGTCTTCTCTTAACATTATTTTGAATTTTCCACCACACTCACAAACAGCTTTTGTGTCATAAACATTCCAATTCTCATTAGAACGTGATTCGTCTTTTTGTTGTGGTTTTCCGCATAATTCGCACGCACATATTATTGGATTTTGTTTCATACTCACACCTCGATTTCATCATCCTGCGGGAACTGAAAGATAGCATTGTTGATAAAATCTACTTTTGACGGCTGTTTTTCTGCGTTCACCAGCACACCACATTTCTTCAATCTTTCAAATTCCTTTGCCACATCTTCTGAAACATCAACATTCTGCATCATAATAGGCATACCAGCATATGTTCCTCTCAACATTTCTATAGCCTTAAGTGCCTTTGCTTCGGTGGAATATCTTGCAATTATGCTTCTGCAAGAATCGTCTTTGCACATTCCCATCGAAATTATTTCATTATATACACGAATCGTAGATAATTCATAAGGAAAATCTAATGTTCCGTCCTGTGAAATTACTCTCATCCGTAAAACTCCTTTCTAACATCAACTGCCTTACACTTTAATTTGTAATCCCAATCATCAATCGGTGGTCTTTTACTCGGATAGCAGATAAACTCTCTGCAAATCCTAGGTCTGAGTGAATAAATCTCGCATTTTTCTTTTGACTTATCATCATTAAGGAACGGACAAGTCATATCCATTGCCGGTGTGGCTGTTGGATAATTATGCCTGTGCTCCTTAATATGATATTTTTTAATGTACTTGTGAATTGTTGTAATTTCATCTTCCGTCATAGGAAGTATGTTACTGCAGCAATTACCGCATTGAGTACATTCTCCATTACAAGTCAAATCATATACGCCGCTATTCATATCAGACATTATCTGTTCTAAACTCGCTGATTTCATAGACTACTCCTGCATGAATGGCGGCAATGTGCTGTCTGTTTGTTCTTCTGTTGCTTCTGTGGCGGTATCTTCAACCACAACATCGCCAACGACATCACCCTCAACAAAATCTACACTGTTAGCGTTCTGCTCAATATTGTAATCAACATCAGCCTGCATACGCTCATCATAACTAGGCAACTCTTCCTCATTATCGTAATTTCCGTCATAGAACGAACCATAAGTATTGTTAATCTGCTTTAACAGCCTGTTCTTAACAGTTTTCATAGCCATCTGGTCTGTGAATTTCTGATGTGTGCCGTTTCCGTTCTCTTTATAACCAAATCCCTGTTTCCAAGCCTGCTTAATCTGCTTGATATTCATAACCTCTGTGAGAATACTTCCATCATCCATAGTGGCTATTGCGTAAGCACCCTTAACCTTATCGTTGTCGATGTTTTCAAAATCCTGTTTGTGAGTGGCAATGTGCTTCTTGCCATTAACAATCTCATATTCAAATGTATCGCCATCATAGATAACTTCTGCTGTTATATCTTTAAGTCCGTATCTCCTAGCAATACAAGTATTTCCGTACACTGATTTCTGGCACTGCAGCTTACCGCCATAGGCAACCGGATAGCACTGCTTCTTCTGCATTGATAAGCCGCTTGTAACCATTTCCACAAGTGCATTTTCAATACTTGCCCTTGTACAGCTCTGCAATACTGGTTTCTTATTATTATCTACTGTGTCCTGTAAAATCAGCATTGCCGACATAAATTCATTCGTATAATTGTAATCTTTAGGGAATGTAAGCCCGAATTTCTCTTTCTCTCTGACTTTCATTACCATTCCCTCTGTAAAATCCTTAGCGACAAGTTCTCTCTTTTCACTTTCTGCTACTGCTGTTGTTTCTGCCATAATTAGTTTTCCTCGCTTTCTATTCAAACTCTTTTAACTGCTCCGCTAACTTCTTACACTCTTCCGCAACATATTCTTCGGTGCGGATAACATCATCAATCGGATATTTACTTTCAACCATTTTTTGCAGTTCATACTCTTTTCTATGGCTTGGAAACTTCTGTATCGCATAATCTAAATCCGACTTATCTCCTGCGTGTCCGCAATCAAATCCGAACCACCACAAATCGCTTTCGATTGGATAACTTGAATGTTCTCCACCACCTGCATATGTAATGCCACCGTGACACTGAAAATATGCTTCAATGCGGATTCTTTCATCTTCATCCAGCCAAGCACCAAGCAAAGGAAGAATCCCGCTTACTTCTCTGTCTCCGACATCTGCTTTCTTGATTTCAAGGTAATCGCTGTAATCCTTTCCGTATAATGGATGATTCTTTGGAATCCCGACATATCCGCATCTATGTCCCATGTGTGTAAATACCACGACACATTTATATCCTGCGTGTTCAAATTCACGCTCTACGATATATCTATCATTCATATTATTCCTCACTTTCTTCATATATAATCATTATGCCTGTTACGCTACCAGAAGTCCGTTTGTTTGCGATGGTTTCCATGATATCCCAAACATCATCATTGTCTATGCCAATAGAAACTCTCTCCATTGCCGATACAAACTGCTTGATAACTTCCGCTTCTTCGTCGTTTACTGTAAGTACATATGCGTCTTCACATTGCATATTATCCCTCCACAATCTCTAATTTCTCGCTATCATTGACAATCAGCATAATCAACTGGCTATCGACCATTTCAGCAACTTTCTTCTGATTAGTGCTGTCAAGGCTCTCACTATCATCTAAGATAATAGGTACTGACATACCGCTAATCTTCTGAATTGAGTTGCAAATATCAACCCTGCCTAAAATCCTGTTACCCTTATTGCTCATAGTTGTAAGAATTGACTTTCCATTAACTGTAGGTATGCAAACTGACTTGTAACCGCCAGACTTATTCAGTTCAAACAGCTTCCACCTAACAAGTGAAAAATGACTGTTGATACTGTCAGACAATGTTTCATTCTTTGCTTTGTCCAGCTCATCAAGCAAATCAAGGATTTTTTCAGCATTAGCCTTATTCTGTTCCTGTGTACGCTGTTCTGCCCTTAATTCTTCAAGTCGCTGTTCATCTGCTGCCGTATCAGACTTTGCAATCTGGCTTTCACATTCTGCTAACTGCTGCCTTAAGACTGTTTCATGTGCCTTTAATTCAGCCTTGATACTTGAAATGTCATTAGCCTTGTGCATAGCCTGTTCTTTTTCAGCTATCTGCTGTTCAAGTGCCTTGTACTCCTCTGTGGCTGTCACATCAATTTCCTGCGGAAATTCGGACAACTGCTTTTCAAGGTCTGCTAAGTCAACTAAATGCTTTTCTAACCTCTGCTTCCTGTCAGTCAATTTCTGTTCAGCTTCAACTAACAATCCTTTGACTTCATCAAGCATATTCTTAGCTGTGTTGCCCTTGCCAGTAATCCTATTAAGTTCAGCTTCTTTATGTGTCTTAAAATCAGCCCTTAATTCCTCTTTCTTGTCCTCCGAATATTCCTGTCTGCAATAAGGACAAATAAGGCTGTTCTCGTCAAATTCTCGCTGTTTCTCTGTGCTCCATTCTACCCTTGTTGCTTCAAGTTTTGCTTGCAATTCTGTAACCATTCCATTGTTAAAAGCAATAACATTTTCTGCTGTTTTAATATCTTTCTTACAGTTCTCAATAACGCCATTGAGATTTTCTATTCTTATTTCTGCTTCTCTCCTAGCCTTAATATTGTCCTCATTCGCCTTGCGTGATAAATCTCCCTGCTTAAACTTCAAATCAAGAATATCAGCACTAGCCTTGTCATATTCAGCCAACAGTTTGTCATAGTCAGTCTGCTTTACAATGCAGTCCTTAATCTGTTCTTTAAGGCTATTTTTAAGCAATTCAAGGTCAGATGTATCAATGTCAGACTTAATCTGAATATCTCTTTCCTTTTCCTTAATCTGTCCGTCAATAACAGGCGATTGCTTGTCAACATTAGACGAAATTAATTTATTCATTGAGCGGATTTCTTCAACAGTATATTTTTCAAGCATTGGTACTAATTCTGCCAACTCTTCTCTTGAACCTGCCATATCTAAGTCCGTAACACTTTCAATTAAGCTGAAAAGATATTCTCTCATTTCATCCGGCTTTCTACTAAGAAAAGCATTGATATTACTGCAAGCCTTGAACATCTTCATATTAATGCCCAGATACTCATTAAATGCTGTTAAAGTCTTAGAAACACTGTTGACGTAATAAGAGTTATTATCGCTGACAGTTGTTACAATTTTTCCATCTTTTACAGCTTCTTTATAAGTACGTTTCTGAACTTTCTTCATAGTGACTTCTTTTCCGTCAACATCAAGTGTAAGTTCAACCGATACGTCCATATCATCAACCGATACTCCGTCAACCTCTCTTCTGACAACCGGATTATCCTTTAACTCATAATCACAGTTAAATAAGCACCACAGATATGCCGTGGCTATTGTTGACTTGCCTATGCCATTCTTGGCAATAATCTTTGTTATGTCGTAAAAATCAAACTCTGCGTGTGCGTAGCACATAAAGTTTTCAAGTACTACCCTTTTTAAAGTTGCTCTCATAAACAATATCCTTTCCTTATTATTTAAACATTCATTACAAATACGCCATCTTCAATCTGGAAGTTATCAACTATTATGTCTGCATACTCTGAACTCTTAGCTTCTTCAAACGAACCGTTAAAAACTGTTCCACGCAACGCTGACCATATCTGGCACATCGCATATTCATCAAGAGCCATACTTGCTAACTCTCTAACTGTAATATCACTACACATCAGCTTCGCCCTCCTCTGCATAATCAATCTTGCTTGCCGATACTTCATAAGCAGTTCTTGTTTCAACTTCATTGTCACTTATCTTCTTAGCGTATTCCCTGCTCTGGAATCTACCCTGAATCTGGATATGCTCCCCTGTTTCAAGTCCGCCTACAAATCTTGCATTTCTTCCCCATGCTATACATGGTATGTAATCTGACTTGCCATATGGTCTGTTTACTGCCACTAAGATATCTGCAATCTCTCTGCCCTTTGGAGTACATCTGTATATAGGCGGCTTACAGATATAAGCGTCAAGTGTAACCATATTGGTATTATCTTCAAATGGTAATTCTTCTGAATCCTGTGTCAGCACTTCAAATTCTCTTGCAAAAACCGTTAGAATCAGCTTGCTCTTCATATTGTCAGTATGCTTATTGAAGCTTCTTATCTGCCCTAAAACCGTGACAGCCTGTCCTACTTTGATTTCTCTAATATCAGTAAGTCTATCTGATATCATCACTGGTAACACATCTTCATTGCCACTTGTTCTTAAACACTTGAGCATAAATATGTAGTATCCCTCGCCGAATACTTCATGTGAGTATTCTGCTTCTTTCTCGACTACTCCTATTAATGTGATATTGTTGTTATTAATTGCATTTTCCATTTCTTTCTCTCCTTACTTTAATATGTAACTTCCTATTGGTACTTTATCCATTCTTTCAATCAGATGGATTTTGCAGCTGAAAGTATAGAACTTTCTGAAATCCTTTTCCTTTATAGCTCTCTGTCTGTTTCTGTTCAGCTTAATAATTCTTTTTATGTTACTCATTGGCACTCTCCTTACATCTGTAATACATTGCTGCAATAAATCCTCTTGTTGTGAGGCAGTCATAATTCTTCCATGCTGATAAATCATGGTTAGCTGATTTAATTGCTGTTCTAATTGACCTTTCAATAGATGCTGGCGATCTATTCATTGCCTTAGCAATACTGTTGTAAATATTTTCCATTGATGTGAAATTTCCAAAGCGTTTAACAGCTTCAATTATGTAGATGTAACCTCTTTTATTGGATAGAATACCCAGGTTGAGCATTTCTTCTCTTATCCTTTCTTCCATAAACACTCCTTACTTGTAGCAAAAGTACATGTTCTGCACTTTCTTATAAACATCGCTACCTTGTTTAAATTCAGCTTGATACAACACATTGTTAGGTATGTCATATCCGCTTATTAATAATTCTTCTGCTATTCTCCAACACCTTTCTGTTGGTTCTTTATAGAATCCACTGTTTATAAGTTCTGTACATTGATATTGCCCTGGCTGATAGATAACTTCTTCAATGCTGTTAGGGAAATACTCACTTTGTACCCGATTCAAAACAACAGCTCCTGCAAGATATAGCATTTCATCATCGTTGCATGTCGCTCCGCATTCGCCCATCAGCAAATGTGCCATGAGCGACAGCTCATATTCATCAACACTTATCTCTCCAGTTTCAACCTTATAATCAACATGTGAGTTGTAGCATTCACTTAACACTGCGCTCTGCTGATTAATCTTAGCTTGCGGCTGTACCGGTCTTAGAATCAACGCTATAAGGCTGATTCCTGCCAGTGTTGCGGATATGTTAATTATCTTTTCTTTCATATCTTCTCCTACATGTTTGTATCATGTACCACCTCGGCAAGTGCTATTGGCAACAAATAGGTGTCGATGAATTCATGTACATCAGCCAAGTATTTTCTTTTGATACTCTTGTATGTCGCCACGCACCCGAATTCGCGTTTTAACTGCTTGTATATATCAGAATATACTGAACCGCGAATACCACCGTCTTTGTACGCATTGCTGTCCTTTCCGCCAAGTACTTCAATTCCTTTCTTTCTAACATGCTTCTGCACTTCTTCAATCTCACAGCCGTAAAGCGGAGTCTCTTCTTCGATACTGATTATCTTATCTTCAACCTTATCAACTCTCTCTGTGAGTTCTGTGTTGCCCTGTGCCAATAATCTAATCTGTTCAGATGTTGTCAAAGGCTTACTGTAACTTCCTGTTTTTCTGATTGACGGAAGTACTTCTGATGTTACCCAGTCAGTAAATCTCTCTGCACTTTCTTTACGGCTCTGAAAGATTGTCTTGTAAAGATTAGCTTCACTAATAAATGTCATTTTCTGCATTCCACCTTTTGTAAGGGTGTCCGCAGTATGGATACCCTTTTCAGATAACCTCTGCTTAACATTTCCTACATTTGATATTTCCAATGCCTTGCATACATCAGCCAAGCAAAACATAGGTTCATTATCTTTAGTAATGGTTCGGATTTCTCCAAACTCTGAATTGCTAAAAATCTGTAGCTCCATAAACGCATTCCTTTCCTTTTGTATTTGTGTGTGATATATTTTGACCTTTTAAGGTGCATTTGAGCAATTCTGCTCATTCCTATCTGCTGTAACTTGTAGAACTTTATATTTATTGATACAATAGAGAAGTGATGGTAGACACTTTCCGAAAGGAGATTGTATGGATACTGTCATAGTATTGTGTATATCAGTGGCCGGCTCATACTTCTATGGTTTAGACTTCTGCACCCTATATACTTTTATTTCTATATCAATAGAATTAAACAAATATGCTAAAGACAAAACTGCCAATCGGTAGGTAATTCACACTTGATACGAACAGGACACCACTCCTGTTTTGAAGAACCAATGAATACCACATTATAAGAGATTTGCAACTATTTACCGCTACCATCACTTTTCTATTGCATCAATATCAAAAATTCTAATCTGTTTGTACTTTGTGCTATAATCCTCTTATCTTTAATATTGAAAAGAGGTGAGATTGTGAAAAATTTTGAAGATTTCAAAGCTTTTGTAAACTCTAATGGCAATGAAATTCATTCTTCAATTCATCAGAAGGTAATGTCTGCTACTGAAAAGCAAAACTTTATTGACACTGCTGAAGAATACGAGTTCATTCGTCGTGCGTGGGTGGAAATTGGCATTATGGAAATGCTGGAACATTACCATAACTGGCTCAATCAAGATTAAAAGCCGATTTGCCAACTTTGCTCTGATACTCTTTATCTTCCTTGCTTGCAAGTTTCTTCAATGACCGATTGATTTCTTCAAGCAAGGAATTTCTTTTCTTTTCAATCTGGATTAATTCTTTCAGTTCTCTTTCCACTCGTTACTCCTTTCTATCGTTGTTACATTCCTTGTCAAAATCTTGGTAAAATAAAATGACAAAAAATCTGAAATAGTAATGTAAGTATTGCAATCACTAATGCAACATCTGAAAATGTTATTTTTTCATTGTCATTCCTTTCTTGCAAAGTTAAACGACGCTTCAATCGCCTATCATTCTTGCTTAATCCATTTTTCTATGGGAATACTTGTTGCATCTGCAATTTTCTGAATAGTGGTTAATGCCGGCAATGAATTATCATCTTTCCATCTGCCCACAGTTCCATTACCGATACCGCATTTCTTTTCAAATGCCATTATAGAAAGATTGTTCTTATTGCAATAATCAACTATTTTTTGATAAAACATAGACTTCTCCTTTCCTAATTTATATAGGATTTAGAGAAAAACTTGACATTATTTAGAGAATGTTCTAAACTATGAATTGCCAAAACATATTTGAGAATACTCGCTTTAATTTTAGGTTTTTCTCTAAAACCTAAAATTATTATATAGAGTGTTCTCTAATTTGTCAACACCTTTTTTAGGTAAATCTCTAAAAATGGAGGAAAAACAAATGAACACTGTAGAAAGAGTAAAAGAAATTTGCAAAGAGAGAAGAATTCCTATATCAAGATTAGAAAAAGAATGTGGTTTTGCTAATGGCTACATTAGTCAATTACGCAAAGGTTCATTTCCAGATGATAGATTGGGTAAAATTTCAGAAGTTTTAGGATTACCTGTGGATTATTTAAGAACTGGGAAAGAAAAAGAACTTGATTTATCGGAACAAGCTGATTTGTGGATTAAGATAAGGAATGACAGAAGATTAGTACGCTCGATACATACATTTTTAGAGTTAAATGACGAACAAAAAGAATATGTTCTCGGCTTAATAGATTTATTAAAAGGAGCGTAAACAATATGCTGAATGAGAATGATGTTCTTATGACTATTATCACTAAAAGAAATGAGAAAGGCAATACAGATTATCGCGATATAGCCAATGCTCTAAATCTCGATATGATATCTCTATTGCCATTTATGAAAACTCTTTCAAGCAAAGGATATATTACACAAACCTTGGAAAATGTAACAGTTACAAGACTAGGTTTGCTTGCTTGTAAAAAGTAATCTACCTCAGATATTAGTAACGCACTGCAATATATTTCTTTTTACTTTTTTCTAGGTGTATGCCAGTGTATTTTTACACTGGCTTTTTTATTACATCCATCATTATTTTGTAAATATACTTTAGTACTTCAACGCTATTTATTTCTTTGATTTCTTCGATTATCTTCTGCCTGTATTCCTCATTCTCCATATATCCCCCTTATTGCACGATATAACACTAGTAGCGATGGTGTTATTATAGAACATCTGTTCTTGTATGTCAACCTACCCCAGTAGATTAACAGTTTTCAGCGGTGACACTGCCAACGCCAATCAAACAGTGCCACCTAGCCAAAACTTGAAGATTTCGTCCGAACTCTCTCGGACAATTATTATTATAAATACTGATAATGTAAAAATCAACTTAAAAATATCGCAAGTTTCGGCAATATTCGACAAATTATGTATATTGTGATATGATTAGTAAAATTAAATTTAAAGGGGATTTGCCTATGAAAAAGAGAATTGTAAGCATTATGCTTGTTATGTGCTTATTCATTAAGATATTACCGGGAGCATTGCACTCCCGGTATTTTTGTTAAGGTTAGACTAATTCACAATCGGCTACATTGACCGCCGCGAATAATTCTCCGTCATGCACAAGTACAACTCTGTCCCCGCTTCTTTCTGATACTGTATACTCATCAAACCAAGCCTTAATAGGTGTGCCGTCATAATCAGTATCGCCAACAAATCTCACTGTGCTACCCTCTCCAATGTCTTCACTGAATGGAATATCTGTAGGTGTATCATCAGAACTTGCACCGCCGGCAAATTCAAGATTAACAATATTGACAGCGGCTGTGATTGTTGTACCGATACCTATAACAATTCTGTCTCCGTCCTCTTCGATTACATCATATTCATCATAATATACGCCGAATCTATTGCCGTCATAATCAATGTTATCAAGCACTTTGACTTTCTTGCCATCACCACGGCTTACTGTATCTGTGTTGATATCATTGCCATTGTCATAAATGCACTTAATAAGGCTGATGTTATCCTCATCAATAGCAGCAGTAGTTACGCCATCAACACCGATAACAACTCTTCTGCCACTAGCCGATAAGACACTGTACTCATCATAATAAGTGCTAAATGGCTCGCCATTATCGTACTGGATAGCGTTGAGTACCTTAACGGTATCTCCCTTGTGGTACTTAGTGTCTGGTACTGGCTGATAATCCGGCACTGTTACTTCTTCGACAACATGGTCTGTGCAATAATCGGTGTAGCAGTAGTTCTGGTCTACTGTCTGTCCGTTAATCTGTGTGTCTCTAAGATAATTAACACCGCCGCCAAACTGCCACATATCATAATCAACGGCAATTCTAGGTTCTGCATCTGAATACTTTGCTACCCAAACGGCATAACCAGCTTCTTTTACTCTTGAAATATCTACATAATTGTTAATGCAGTTCTCATATGAGTATAAGCCGACGTTCTTATATCCTGCATTTCTCATTTCATCAAGGAATGCCATAATAATGTCTGTAAGGTCGTTACCAGTAACCATGCCTGCTTCAACATCATAGAATACTGGATAGCAGAATGATTTGCCTGCTAAAAGTTGTGCGAAATATCTGGCTTCATTTACAGCTTCATCATTACTTAATGCGTTACCAAAGAAATAGGCTCCCTTGTGGATTCCTGCACTTTCCAACTTGTTATAGCTGTTCTCAAACTCTCTATCTTCGTATAAGCCATCATCAGCACCGCCTGCCTTGATAATGGCAAAGTCTACTCCCTCATTGTCTTTTGCTCTCTGAAAGTCAAAATCTCCCTGCCATTTCGATGTGTCGATTCCAAATAATTTACTCATAAATTACCTCCTAAATTTAGAAAAATGTGTATCAAAAAAGCACCCTAGTGTTTCCACTAAGGTGCTTTATTGCAAATATTATCAATTTAAGTTATATAAATATCTATACAAAGGTTGAAATATGTAAGAAATTCTGTTAAACTATAAAAGAATTAAATAGTGAATCTTACTGTTTTAAACAGGTATGCAGTTGCAGCTGTGTACCTGTTTTTTAGTTTTTTAGCCCTTATAATCGCCTGAATTTAGTACCACTTTCTTTGCTCCCAATTCCATGTAGCGACAGCTACATCGTCAACGTATATAGTCAAAGCGCCTCCGCTCCAGCCAAATGTTACTGGATTGTTCATGGATAAAGCTGGTTGCATATAGCTTTTAAGCGAAGGATGATATATTTCTAAATCATCGTAGGTATTTATATATGTTTTGCTATTTAGGTATGTTTCGACATTGAAATTAACATTAGTTCTTCCTAATTGCCACGCAATAGTGCTGCCTGTATTATCAGACATCTGCATTATATGTCCCTGTATCTGCAAGTACGCACCTGTGTTGCTTTTCATAAGGTATTCACCACCAATAAGAGTAGTTGTCATTGTAATACCACCTGAGGCTGTACTTACATTTTTAAAAGTTCCTTCCAAATCAGCATTAACAGCTTTTAGGTTTTTACAATTAATTGTTCCATCTGCCGTAACGGTTGTGTTCGTCGATGTAAGCGTAAATCTATTACCAGAAATGTTTAAGCCACCTCTGGCTGTAATATTGATGGTATCTGCAATCGCTTCAATTGCCGATTTAAGTTCTCCGCTCGTTGGGTCTTTCTTAATATAAAGGTCAAGACTTGCTGTTGTAGCATAATTGTTAAATTTAGCATTAACATCCTCTGGTGCTGGAGAATAATCTGTAGTCTTTGTGCCCTTTTCTATTTTTAGCTTGTCTGTATCTACATGTGCAAAGCTAAAACGCATATATGCAGCATTAGAAGGAACTGGCAGAGAACCTCTTACTCCAGTAGATTTATCTGCTACTCCGCTGATAAACTTTTTATTGCTGTCATAAAAACAAGTAGCCGGTGCATTACCCAGATTGGTCCATCCACTCGCTACATAGTTTTTCCACTTAGACACATCTATGTAGTCAGTCAAATCCCAATAGTTACCGCCATCTGTTATTATGCCAGTGGCTGTTATATACTTATTAGGAGTTACAGTGCTCTTTATGAATCTATTGACTCCACCAATTTGCAGATTGTTAAGCTCTGTCTTAGTGGTGTAAGTTGCACTAACGCTACTCGTTATCTTATCTGCACTCTGTGTAATCGCAGAATTCATTTGTGTTGTCGTACTGTAATCGGCGAACTTCCCGTCAACTGTGTTTAAATCTGTCTTTGTCGCATATGTATCGCTTACAGTTGTTTTAAAGCCATTCAGACTCTGTTCAAGTTCAGAAGTCTTATTCGACAATGCAGTAACTGTCGAACTGTCAGCTTTGTTCTTAATGGTTGTCTGCATACTGCTGATACTTGAAGTGTTTGTGTCGACTGTCTGTTTAACACTATTAACAGTATTACTTAAAGCTGTAACAGTGCTGCTATCAGCCTTTTTAGATAGGGTTTCAGTCATTTTGGTTATACTGCTACTGTTCCCATCAACTGTTTGCTTAACCTCGTTAAATGTCTTAGTATCAACCTTGTTACCCATGTCAGTTTCAAGAGTAGTTGTTCGCGTTTTAAGACTTGATAACTCACTGTCTGTATCAGTTTTCCATGAACTGATTTCAACATTAAACTTCTTAATACCAGTAATCTCGCCATTGATGTTAATAATGTCCTGTAATGCCTTAGTAACGTCGCTGTCCTTAATTAATACCCACTCATAGTTAGGTGCTTCTAATGTACCTGTATCGGCAAATCTGTATGAATATCCATCCGCGCTTGAAGCTGGATTAACCACATAACAGATATCACCTATATGCTTCTTTCTCGTGGCATCGTCTGTCCAATTAACAGCCGGTTCATTATTAAGCGTAGGTATTTCTGTCTTTGTGAATGTCTCAATATTGCCGTCAATCTGACCTTGCAATTCTTCTTGTACTTTATCTAAGTATTCTTTAGTAGGTACTTCTTCTGACAGTTTATCCAGTGATAAAGAACCTGTTCCAATACGCTTACCATTGATTGTACCTACTGTAATGTTATCAGCATTAAGATTAGTAACTGTAATCTTGCTTGCGTCAATTGTGCCTGCTGTTAGCTTATTAGCGGATAGGCTTTGTACTTTTTCATTAGTTACTGCTCCGTCTTTAATAAGAGAAGTTCCTACTACTTGACCTTTGACATTAGCAAAATCAATTTGTGCATATTTTAAATCTGCTATATCTGCTGTTAATGAATTAGCTTTAAGTTTGATTATCTCTGCATTAGCCGCCTTAAGGCTTTCCACATTAGCATTGATGATATCTGCATATGTTGCATCTAGTTTATTTGTTTTAAGATTTTCAATGCTTGCGTTAGTTGCGTTAAGATTAGTTATTGTTGCATAAGTAATCTTGGCTGTATCTACATCTAATTTATTAATTAGTGCCTTATTAACAGTTATCAAGTCGGCATAGTACCGTTCCATCTGCTTAGTAATAGGACCGGAAGCAGCACTTGTATTCTCTGTGTCAGATTGTCCAATAGATGTAACTGTATCCATCAAGCCGCCGTCGCATTCGTGCGTAATCTGCATTATAGGCACTTTGTAATCAACGTCACCCTTGCTGACAGTTATAATGTCACCAACTTCTAGCCGGTAATCACCAACAAACTTAACTGTAAGCGGTCTGAATGTAAAACCGCCTATCTTTTTGTAGACTTCATCTAGGACCGCTTGCGTCATAAATGGGTTAGCAAAGCTAAGTCCTGTTGCACCGCTACCACTGGTAATCGTGCTAGTTTCCTTATCGCCTGACTTCGTATTGTTGCATGTCAGTTTTTGTATGATAAAATCTTTACTTGTCGTGAATGTTACGCCCTGTTGATAATACTTATGTCCGTCAAGTACATACCCACTATCCTTATACCACCTTAATTCAAGGTTTCCATCAGAATTAATTACCGCATTGCAGCCTTGCAACATAGCCATATAGCCGATAATTTCTCTGTAGGTATATCCTTGTGGCTTGTCGTTGATAGTATGTGCTGTGGCTATATTTGTTGCTAAAGATATGCCTAACTTACCGCATATCTCATTAAGAATAGCTTTATCCGTGCTTGGGAATGTCATATCAGAGAAATAAGGCATATCAGCCTTATACATTCTGTCGTATGCTTCATAGCTTGTGTATTCTCCGTCACTTGTCTGCTTAGTAACTGTAAATATTCCCAACTGAATATACTTAATTTCTGTGCCGACCTTAACGCCCTCAAATATGGTAATTTCTTTATTTTCAAGACTTACTGTTGGCATATAAATAGAAAAGGTAACACCGCTACTGCAAGTGTTACCTATCGTAATTTCGTTATTGGGATTTATTATGTTTTGAAACTTGAAATTGTTAAGCGTTTCAGTATGTTCTTTTCCGTCAACAACATACTTGGAATAGTATCTTGCGCTATTTCCCCTAACAATTTCCGTCATAGCTGTGTCTAATATCTTCATTCTACACCGCCTTTATTGATTAATTAATGGCTTATCATAAACTCGATTGAGTATAATTTAGCTGGTGTAATTTCTTCACATTTATCAAACGCGTCCATAGGAAGCATTGTCATGTCAGGCACTTCAATCTCTTGCTCATTGATTTCCTGCAATTCTTCCTGTAACTTCTTTAAATTCTCTGATGTAACCTGATACTGATTATCATTGATAACTGGATTACCGCTGTCGTCCTTATCTGCATACTTAACCTTAGTATCTTCTACGGTCTGTAATGTTGCCTTGTACAGCTCTTCTAATGCCTTAATATTGCACATAACGGCCATAGCAATTCTGCCTGTGGTCTTGTCATGTGATATGTTGCTTAAACTCTGAAATCTGTCTATTAGCTCACTTGTTTTAAGTTTCATGTGGAACCCTCTCCTTTATTTCTGAATTAAACTTAATTTTGCTCCGACTATAAGTCCGTCCTCATTCTTTGCTCTTGTAAGATACGGATATGTCACATCTCCTGTATATATTGTCATTTCCTTTTGCGTGCCACCTAAGAATAAGACTTGTGCTGTTGGGAATGGGTTATCTATGTCGCTTACTACATTATCAAGCAACAACGCCTGTTTACCCGTTAATGGCGGTAGCTGCAGTTCTATCTTGTCTTTAAGTGCTACAATCGTGCCTACCATTTCTCCATAATCATTTCTTCCTGTGTTCTTAGACCATATCTTATTTCTGCTGTATGTGTAGCCGTTATAAGCTACCGGGAATCTAACCCCCTCAATCACAACTGCGTCAATCAATCAAACCACCCCTTTCAAGGCATTAAAAAAGGAATGCACCATTTCTGATACATTCCTTAATATTTCTATTGCATTAATTCAATTAGTGTTATATAATATCTGTGCTGCTTGTTTAAGCGGTATTGTGACTTTTGGCTGTCAGTTGTCGGACTGGCAGCCCCTTTTTATTTGCTTTAAGTATTTAATATAGCCAAGATTTCGGCGCTACTGATTTCATTTTCCCCACTTCTGGGGAATCGTTGCAACTTTCTGCAACGGTTATATAAAACGCTTTCCACATTTGTGTGGAAAACTTCCCCAGCTTCTTGGAAAAATCGTCGCAACTTTCTGCGATAACTCTCCTAGCTTTACAAGAAATCGTCGCCACAAGTGGCGAAAGCTATAAAATGTTTTGCAATTTCCTGCAAAATCCCCAACTTCTTGAGAAAATCTTACGAAACATTCATACACACAAGTGTGCATGACATTTTCTGCAAATCAATCGCGCCAACCGCTTGGCACGAAACATCTGTCTCAAATCATCCCCACAAGTGGGTACGCTCCATTTAAACCATATATTACCAAAAAATCAACCCACATCTGTTACATACAAATCTATGCTGTGAATAAGTTCCACCTTGTTGCTTAATCTTCTCTTTCTTATTAACCAATGTAAACGGTCTTAAGGGATTCAGATTAACAGTATATCTTGTCTTAGTTTTCTGCGGTACAGTTGTCGTAATCTGCGTGTGAGAACAGTCCCAACTGCTACATCTTGGACAATATACTTCGACTAAGCCGTTTTCTGTCGCTCTGTACACTCCTTTAAAGTTAGGATTTAGTGGGCGTTGAATTTGTGGTTGCTGTTTCTTCTTCACTCCTATTGCTTCTAACATTTCATTCAGTTCTTTTTTTACTGACATACATATTCCCCCTCATCTTTAGTACTTTAAATATATTCTTTTGATATTTGTTTGTCAATCAATATGGAAAAGCTGCTTGACCTGTCATATTTGTATAGCTGTTAGCTTTATCTTGTACCATTGTAAATAGCTTATCCGCGTCACCTTGTAATGTTATGTTTACATTGTTGTTAGCTTCTGACATAGCTGCCACAACCGCATTGTAAACCGCTGGATAAACTGCATTAGCAATACCTTGTGTAATTTCCTGTTGGTTAGCTACCGCTGTTCTTCCGTCCATAGTACCAACCATTTCGGGTCCAACTTCGTTTGCGACAAACAATTGTCCTTTGCCTGGGAATCCGCCGTTTGCATACCAATCAATACTGACTTTTGGTACTTTAGGCGGTGCCAGACTAAATTCTCCGTCAATCTTAAAGTGTGGTGTGTCAATGTGTGGAAATTCAAGTCCTAAATCATTCCACCACTGCTTAAAGCTGTTCCAAGCGTTCTGTATCTTAGTTTCAAAATCTTCGATAGCCACAGAAATGCGTTGAAGTGCTGGTTTGCTTTCCCACCAATCTACAACATCATCCCACTTCCCTTGAATGCCTTTTTTAATTCCGTCAGCCAAGTTTTCCCATTTTTCCTTAGTAAACCATGGTGTTACATCATTGTTCCACCAAGAAACAATTGCAAGGCTGTTCCACCAATCAACGATTGAATCCCATTTTTCTTGTATTCCTAATTTCATTCCGTCAACAGCGTCAACCCATGTTTCTTTTTCAAACCATGGTGTTATATCATTGTTCCACCAATTTACAATAGCTGTATTATTCCACCAGTCTGTAATTTTATCCCACTTTTCTTGTACAGCAAGTTTAATATCTTCTACAGCATCTTTAGCTTTTTTTACATACTTGCTGTCTTCTATGCTTGCTGAAAATTCTGTGATAAATTTAATAGTAACAACTCCACCAGGAACAATTAAAGAAGCTAAGATACCAGCAATTCCCCATTTGTCATATATTTCTTGGTAAGCACCCCATAATAGCTTTATTGCAGATAAAGCTAAATCGATTGTTAAATCAGATACTTTTACTGCTATTTTACCTAAATTTATTCCTTCAATAAATTTAATTATATCTTTACCTAATTGCTCCCAATCTACGGAACTGATAAAGCCATCTGCAAAATCTAATGTTTTACAAACGGCTGTTGTAATTGCTTCTCCTGTTTTTTTCCACGGAACAGCATTTATCCCTTTGTTTATTTGCTTACCTGCGTAAGTACCTATCCCGTACCAGTCACCCTTTTTTATGGCTTTCTCTATTTTGTCCGCCCATTCGGTTGCCGAATTTTCCATATTGGCAAATGCTTTATTCCAAGCCGCTTCATAATCAGCCGCCGCCTTAGTAATATCATCTGTTAAGTCAATACTGCTACCGCCGCCACCGCTTGAACCCTTGCTTGAGCTTGTATCGTCTTGTAATTTATTGATTTCATCAAATCCCATAAGGGATAGCGTAGCTTTCTTTGCTGAATCAGCTACATTTTGGTATCCGTCTGAAATATCTTCCAATCCGTCAGAAGTATCTTTGTAACCGCTTTGTCCGAAGCTCTCAAAGTCAATCTTAACGCCCATAAGGCTTGCGAGGTTCACTAGAAGTCGCTTGATTGCAATAGTAACGCCGTTTACAACTGGCATAACCTTTGAAAGAATTGGGATAAACAGCTGTCCTGCCACCATTCCGACTTCTTTCATATTGTTGCTGAACTGGCGTAACATGTTACTTGGAGAATTTATTGTCAAATTTGTTATCGTATAGGCTCTTTATCCTATACCTCTTATAGTTTCCTATAAGTTCAGAGTACATTATCACCCACGTTTTTACGTTTGGTTTGGTGGTAGCCACTTCCACCTCATACTGTCCTATATACAGTAGTGTCGGACACTCTTGGGAATATTATATTTATTCAATTCCTACTCGTTACGATACTCAATAGCCTGTTCGTAATCTATTGAGTTATCTCGGTATTAGCATAGTTGAAAAACTTTAGCCTTTACCGATTTTGCCCGATTGTCATAAGATGTTTCCATTCTTATGCAACACTTGGAAGATAAGTCATGTCGTTAACTTTCTTCCGTCTATTAGCTAAATCACCCCAAGATACTTTTGATTGGTCTAATATTGCCAATACTCTTAACTGCTGTTTTTCCATCTGTGTCATTTCTGATACAGACTTAGAAATGCCTAAGTTATAAGCATATGTCGCTAATGTAGCATTGGTAATATCAATACCATACTTATACAATGCTCTTGATTGACCGATTAAGCCACTTTGTAAGTTCTGTGCTACCGTTGAATAGTCCACATTAAAAAGTGAGCTTATATCGCCTGCAAGCATTGTCATTGACTTTGTTATAGCCGTTGTTGCTTCACCAGTCTGTCCTAATGAATTAGTAACAGAAGCCAGCTGCGAAGCGTATTGTGTTATCTCTTGTATGTTAAGTCCTAAGTTCTTTGCTCCACTTTCTTCAAGTAAGCCACCTTGAACATTAACTTTTAATCCAGATAACTTTCCAAGAGTATCATTTACTCTACTTTGAAAACTTTCTGCGTATGCTGTTGCGTTATCATATCCGTACTTTTCGTAATCCTTATCCCATTCTGAACCGATTTTACCAAATGCTACCGCTTGATAGTTAAACGCTTCAATGTAATCTGTTGTTGATTTTATAGCTTCTATAAGTTTCTTACTGCCACGAATTACCATAAAATAAGTGGCATAAAACTTACCTATCGCACTTGCTAAGCTCCAACTACTTCTAGTTGCTGTTCTAGCACTTGTAGAAACGCCATACAGCGACTTTTGAAGTGAGTTTGAAGAAGTCCCCACCTTGCTACCTTGACTAGCAAGATTAGCTAATGCGTTAGTCATAGCAATAACATTACTACTTACATTAGGTGCTCTTGATAATGTGGTCATTAAGCCATTCAGTGCATTACCCAGTTTAGGGATATTCACTGTGGCATTTTCAATACTTTTACTGCCTAGCTTGCCAAGTGACTTTGCAAATTCTGTAACCTGTGTTGCGTTCTGTGGTATGGCTGATATGCTTGAAACTGCTTTCGTGACAGCTTCAAGTGATGTAGCTGTATTAGCAAGTGCAGCTGAATCAACAGAGCCTATCTTTGTGATATTCTTGGCAAGTCTTGTAAAATCTGCTGTTCCTGCGTTCATATTCTGCATAGCAGAACCTAACTGACTAACACCACTTGCAAGGCTACTTAGTGATGAGTCATTCACAGTTGCAAGTGATGTTGACAACCTTGTAAGCTGATTTATCAGTTTATCAACAGAATTAATAGCTTTAGTGGCAGTACCGGTAATTTTGACTTCTAATGAATCTAATTCCACGCCTTAGCCCCCTTTTATAGGATTGTTGGCGGTAGTCCTTTCTTTTCAGTCTGTGCCGCCCATTTTTGCTCATTGAGTAACATCAGCTGTAACTCCTTATCATATGTATCTTCTTCACTTTCTTCTGTTTTTTCTGATAAAATAGCTTGTTTAGGATATTCAATGTGTACATCTTTATTAAATGCTGCACCTATTCCGCAAGAAATAGCTGGAATTGCATAAACTAAAAACCAGTTATACATTTCTGCGTCTCGATTTTGTCTATCAATTTTTTTGCCTTTTGCATATAGTAATAATTTTGTAGGTGTCATTTTTAAAAAGTCCGAATAACTAACGCCTAGTGAACTGGCTAAGACAAAGTATTCTTCCCAAATTATTTTGTGGAAGTCTGCTTTTTCTTGTGGTCTTGTGGAACTACTGTCGGCTTTTTCTGTTTCTGTGTCGCTTCTTCCACATTGTTCGCCATTTCCTCTAACATCGCTGTTATTCCGCTCAGTTCGAAAAAACCATCATCTTCCATCGCTTTCTTTATTTCTTCAAACAATGTTCTATATCCGTAACTCTTATCTGTCTTTCTCTTCTCTGTGATATATGCCCTAGTGAGTTCCTTTGCTTCATCCATTGTTACTGGGTTGTTATCAATGCAACCTGCATAAATGGCTAAAATGCAAATCTCTGGCACATCTGCTGTCATATTTGCTAATCCATCAAAGGAAGCCTGTGCAACGCTTTTATCTGTCTGTGCAAGTAAGTAAGAACCATTAACGACAGAAAACATTTTCTGCACTATCTCTTTGCACTCTGCCGCACCAAAAGAGAACTCAACTTTGTATTCTTTTCCATTTACATTAATATTCATCATAATTTTTACCCTTTCCCACCCTATCACCATATAGGGAAAGGTGCGGATTTTACACCGCACCTACCTTTTAAAATAATTATTCTGTTACATCATCAAGATATGATGTGTAGTCGGCTGTTTTGGCGTTTGTGCCACCAATCGACACAGCCTTTGATTTAGTCGATTGGCTTATTATTCCCCCACCTTTGTTACTGTGAATGTGCCACCAGCACCCTCGACAACTTGAAGCTTGTCTGTGCATTCGATAGGTGAAGTATTAGGAACTGCTGTTACTGTCATTTCAAGTACCGAATCAGTACCAGAAACGTCATTAGGTGTTGCTGTTACCTGCCCCACAAATGCGTACTTAGCAACCGCACCTAATCCGTCAGAACCATATAACTGAATAATATCTAACTGCTTACCCTCTGCTTTGATTAAGTCCTGCAAATAAGCCTTTTCAAGGTTTCCTGTGTAAGTCTTAGCGTCAGATGTTTTGATACCCATTAAGAATGTCTGCGAATCATCTTCAAATGTTGTACTTTCAACTGTGTTAGGTGCTGATACTGGTGCTGAAATCGACTTAGCCGCAACCATTAGCTTGTATGAGCCTGCAAAACCATCTTCGCTATGCTCCTTGTAGATAACCCTAGCTTTATAACTTGTACTTGCCATTGCCTTGTTTACCTCCTAAAAATTTGCAAAAAAATAAGAGCATTTCTGCTCTTTGTTACATTAATCTGTCATTTGCCGCTATCATTCGTCTGAATCTAGCGGTACTCTTATGTACTTTATTGCTGATTGAGAACTCTGGCATTGCGTTGCCTTGAAATCTCATTGTCTTAAACGTATCTGTAATTATCGCCATAACTTTGCGGCAATCAACTTTGCTTGTGTTAGTAGTAACATCTACTTGGAATGTTGCTAACAAAGCATTAATTGTCTGCCCATCAAGCGTTTGCCCTTGCTCTACCGCTGACAACAGATGTATGTATACTGTTGGGAATACTGCCTGACCGCTGTTTTCCCCCTCGTTTGTTATAACTATCTTGGGGTACGCTTTCTTTAATTGCGTTAGGGTTTTAGCCTTGACAAGTGCTGTGACTGTGTTTTCAAGGTCTATCGCCCAATCGTTTGCATTTGCCATTAACTAAACACCTCTTTCGCTATACGCTTATACTGATTAACAATTTCCATTGTGGCGTTATACATAGGCATTGTGGCTTTAACGCCATGAGTGTAGTGCCATTGATTATCATTACCTAAGTAGTACCAACCATCTTCAAATGCGTGTATTTGCCCTGGGTATGTTCCTACGCCCAAGCCGAAATCATTAGCCTTTGGGTTCTCATTGCCGCTGTTGTAATAAATACCTGCACCAAATTCAATCGCTAATAGCGTGTAAAATGGCTCTCTATCTTCTACTTCAACAGTTTTACCGGTAGCAATTAAAATAGCTTGGCAGCCATCTTGAATAGGCTTTCTGTCAACTCTCAATGTTACTGTCCTACCTAATGGACTTTCATTAACGCTCATAATTGCCGCTTTGTCGCCTAATTCTGCTAATCGTTCAACAAGCAATTCGCACTTATACTGTAATGTTTGCTTATATAGTTGTAGCTGTCTTATTGCCCCTTGTATTGAACTTTCTGATAGAGATACATTAATTGTATGTTTAGCCATAAATACGCTCCTTAACAGCCTGTGAAATAGCTTGCCTTATGCTTTCAATTATTGGCTCTTGTGTACCTACAATTGACTTTTTAAGAATAGAGCCGGTTAATTCTGGCTGTTCATCGTCTATTTGTATGAATAAAGAGCCACTTTCGGGAAAGCCACCTGTCTGATACTTCGTATTTACCACCTACTTTACAACTGCTTTAAGCATATACTTAGTTGAATACAATGCTGGCTTAATGCCTACAATCGTGAAGTCTGCTGATGTTTCATCAACAAAGCTGTCAGATGTGTATGTAGGCTTGCTATCAAGCCATATAAGGTCGCCTTTTTGGATAGGTAACATATCCCTATCTGTCAGTAAAATAGCGTCAAAATCAGCGGTATCAAAGCCGTATTCTTTACTCTGTGCCTCTCCGCCACTAAATGATATGTTTGCTTTGAAATCAATTGGCTCTGAAAAGCCTGTTTTCTCTTCAAGGACTTTAGGTATCTTATTGCCCTCATCATCAAGATAAGGAATAAAATTACCTTCTGTGTCGGTATATCCCTCATAAAGAATATTGCCCTCATCGTCTCTTTCGTAAATAGTTACCGTCTGCCCTTGAAGTGAATACTTCATAGCCTGCTTATTGATGTCAAGCATATCACTTCACATCCTTACCAAATCGCTTCCACAATTCAGACAGCTTTTCCCATCCATACATCGAAACGAACGCTACAACAAAACCTGCCATAATTGCCGCAAGAATCATATACCACAGTATTGTCATCTGAATATACTGCATATAAGCAACAAATGCCGCTACAGTAATACCAATTGATAAGACAAATACCACAATATCTGTAGGTACCTTATTGAATACTCCAATGCCCTTTATTACCTGTGTAATTACAGATACCATAAAGGCTAATACCCCGACAATTGCTAATATGATTGTCATATTTGCAATCAATGTCTGCATAATATCCATTCTGCTATACCTCCTTATCTTCATTAAGTCGTGCTTCCAATCCGTCTATTCGGTGGTGTGCCGACTTTACACTTTCCTCAACTTTAATAATTCTGTTATCATGAGAATTAAGCTCTTTTCTCATTTCTGTAACTTCATTTTTTATCTCTGTTGTATTGCTTGATATTGTGTCAAGTTTCATATTTATGCGTGTATTTTCCTTTACACGCTCTGTAAGTTCTGCATTGTCAGACTTTTTGTTGTTCTTAAGATTAAATCCCAACGTAAACAGTCCGAAAAAGACGGAAAAAGCAACTGAAATAATGCTTATAATTACTGCTATTGGCATTGATATACCGCCTTTCATAATTAATAATGGCACACCGCCCACCACCCTTAATGTGTGCCGCCTGCTGCCGTATTGGTAACGCACAATCTTCTATCTTCTATAAAACCTTAGCAAAAGGAAATACCCCAACAAATAAACTGTCTCTATCTCTCCAAGTTCTGTTGACACCATTCTCATTGTAGCTTGCCATAAATGCTTCACCTGCCTGTGAATGGTCATAGACAACCAGATTAACAATAACACTCTCAAATTTCTTCAAGTCCTCGGTTATCATTTCATCTGTGTAGCTGTCTGGGTAGTTTCTTCTTGCCTTTACATCTTCTGTAGCCTGTTTAATAAGCTGTTCGATTATTGGATTATCTTCTTTGTTATCGAACACTACCACATCAGATGTTGTTTCATCATCATTTGTGACTGTATCAATATGAAATTGTTTAAGTCTGATTTTAACTTGCTCTAATGTGGTGTATTCTGCCATAGTTCAAACCCTTTCTAAAGCTCTACATTTTCCATTACCGCTCTTGCTTCAAGAACTGCAATATAATCTGTCATTGCTTTAATCTGCATATTATAAGTGCTTCTAGGACATACAGGTTCAAAATCAAGTTTTCCACTTCCAGCATCCCACTTTTCAAGCATAGACTTTAATTTCTGATAGCGAATAACAACCTGCTGATATTCCGCTCTAAAACGTTCCTTATAATCGGAACTATTCATCATTTCAACTGTATCTTTTAATTCCATAGCCCAGCTCCTATAATCCTAATTTCTCAATTAACAGTTCTTTAAGTTCTGCTCCTGTAAGCTCCATTGCGTTCTCAATGCCTTGTTCTAAGGCAAGTGTCTGTAAGTCTGCTGTTGGCATACGCTTAATGGTTGTTTTGCTATAACCTAAAAAAGCCCCCTCTTCGGGAACCTCTTCGCCTGCGTTATACCATTTTCCGTTATGAATCACTATATATGGATATATCATAAGTTGCACCTCCTACTCTTCGCTATGAACCTCATATACGAATGTGCTATCCATATTCTCATATGATGGGAGTACAACTTCGGATGCAAATGTTGACATCTTCATAGGTGGTCCATACTCTGTCTTTGTAGCAACTGTGATACCTGTGCCGTATACTGTTACATCTACATCAGCTACCTGTCTTGCTGTTCTTTCTTCTGGCGTAGTTCCGAACCAAGTATTACCAAGACTGCCTTCTGGAAGAAGTGTAACTTTGTTATCAGGGTAGAAGTACTGTTCCTTGCCATCATCGTCAATGTACATCTTATCGTAAAGCACGATAGTGAGCTTTGTTCTCTTCTGCACTACTGAAATAACAGTATCATCGTCAACCTCAATAGTTGCTGTAAGGTTCTGTGCAAGGATTGAGTTTCTTATCTGTGCATTATCAAGCAGATACTGGAATGTATTACTATTCATAAGTGCATATCTGGCAATCTTGCCCTGCTTCTGTAACTTCTTTCTTGCATTGTTAAGGTCTGTAAGTGGCTTTGAATTGGTTGTATCGCTCCACATACTTGTGCCGGTTAACTTTGCGTAATGGTCTTTTGCATATGAACCATCCTTATCATAATCGTAAGCATACTGAACGCCATCGCTTACGATAGCAATTACCGGATGACCTGCATTTGTTGCAAGAAGTGACATTCTCATACGCTCTGGTACAACTTCTGCACCGCTTACAAGATTATTTGTATCGTCATATACGCTTGCCAAAGCACTTGCAAGATATGGGTCGTCAGCAGACTGAATACGCTCGATTTCAAGCATTTCTTCTTCACCAACTGTCATTCCCTCACGGAAAAATGCCATCTGTGTTTTTTCTTTGCTTAATCCCTCTCTAGCTCTAAGTGTTGGGATTGTGTCAAAGTTAGATGGTGCAAGTGATACTGGAAGTCCTTTGTGTGTCTTAATCCAGCTTAAATCAAGCCCCTGCTTCTTTCTCTCCGGAAACCACTGTAAGCCAAGATAAGGAATCTGATTGCTAGCGTTTTCTGTTGCTGATAACGCAATAGACTTACTGTCTAATACTTCATTAATTAACATCTGTTTACCTCCTGTTATTATTCAAATACAATCATTGGAAGAGCTGTCTTAACCGCTGCGTCATATGTAACGCCGGAATGTGCTTCTGCTACCTTTGTATTAAGATATGCTTTTTTAAGCAATACTCCCTGTGGTCTGTCCTCTGTTACATCGAACCTTAAAATGCCTACTACTGTGGCTGTGTTGTCAGCCTTGCCAGCTGCTCCGATTGGAGTACCTGCCTTGACAATTCTCTTGCCCTGTGCGTTTTTAGTTGTCACGCCGTCAAAATCAAGTGTTAATGGAATTGCTTCGTTAGGCTCTCTCTTTAAAATCTGAACATCTCCTGCGTATGAAGTCTTTTCATATTGCATATTCATTTCCTTTGCCATTTCTTACCTCCTGTTATTACTGAATGTAATGTGATAAAACGTCATTGTTTTTAGGCGCATTAGATATAAGGCTTTCTGCTATCTTTTCAGCATTTGTCTTATTGTCTGCACCACCTTTATTACTGCCACCGCCCGGAATATCCTGATTTTTAGCAATCTCCTGTTCCTTAGCCTGTGCCGCAGCCGTTTCTTTCTCGGACATAATCTTGCCAAGCTCGGCTGTATCAAAGCTGCCATCTTCTTTTATAATTGCCTTTGCCTGTTCCGCTGTGACCTTAAAATCAGTCATAGCTTTTTCACGCAAATCTCTGATAGCATTAGTTTTCTGCAAAGCTGCTATCTGCTGATTAGCCGTGTCTAAGGCTTTATTTGCCTTTTCAAGCTCTGTCAGATTTCCAGTTTGCAATTCATCAAGCTGTTTCTGTAAGCCATCTGCTGTATCAGCCTTAGCTTTGTACTGCTTTGCCTTGTTTTTCTCCGTAGCAACCTCTGAATTGTTCTGATTAAGAAGATTTGTAATCTGTTCATCTGTTGCTTCTGGAAAAAGTTTTAATACATCTTCTCTTGTCATAATTACCTCCGTTAAACACACGCTTTTGTTACCGCAGGTCGCTCCTGCTGTGTCTTCTGCTATTTACCGCATAGCTGCAAAATGTATAAAAAATGAGCAGCCACACCGATTAAGATGTAGTTGCTCATTTAATATCAGTTATTGAATTATATCTTCATATTGTTCTTTAGTAATTAAGCCTTTTTTATAGGCCTGTTTAACCATTTCAGCGGTCCATATGTGATAGATTTGATACCATTTTTTATTTTCTCATACATAATAGGCTAACAAAAGCCCTCTTTTGTTCAGTAAATTATTATCGAAAATTACTCTTAAAGGTAGTTACAATTTCAATGCTCTGCAAGCAGATGCCAATCTCATACCGATATAATTATGTCCTACTCTACCAGGATGAGTATGGTCTATACTTCCATTTTCGTGAGCATAGACACTTGCGCAATTTCCTAAAGTAGACATTTCATTATCTCCGCTCGCGTGAGCAAATACACCAGTTACCCATGTAGTGCCATTCTGTACAATATTTCCACTTGCATCATATACTATTGCATTCATACTATCTATAAAAGCACATCCTTTTGAAAAAGCACCATCTCTAACAGCATTGTTTGTAATTGCGTGAGAGGGATTGTTATCGTCTGGCTGTGGAGACCAAGTTCCAAGTATAATAATAGTAGCATTTGGTAAACTTTCTCTTATTGTATCAATGATTGTTTCAACACCACTTGTCAATTCTGATGGATTGCTTGTGTAACCACTATCATTAATAGAACCACCTACAAATATATATTTTGCCTGTGTAAATTGAATAATATCTGTAACAGCATCCAAAACACTTGGTTTTGTGTCTGTTGGAGTAATCATCCCTCTTGCACCAACGCCGATATTTATATATTCCCAACCCATCTCGTCGGCACAAACAGCACCGTATGATGCCATTGGAAACTCTCCAGATGCACTCCCCTCGGTAATTGATGAACCAACAAAAACTGCAATTGGTTTGTCAAATGTGAGAGGTGCAATCTGATATCTTGCATCATATCGTAAACACCACACAATATCACTTGTTTCGATGATTATTCTTCTAGGTTTTGCAACAGCAAAACGAATCTGCGTATATGTTCTATAACCATTTTGAGTAGAAACATTCATAGGTTTTTCGTCAAGATATTTCCAGCCATTGCCCTCGTCAACCTTAAATCTATAAGTAGATAGTCCAGCACCGCCTATTTCAAATGCGTTACCATCATACTCAAAAGCAATTTGTAAAACACCACCTTTTGATGTTTTTGTAATTGTCTTGTCAACTGATTTAATGTAGTAATTGTTCTGTAAATCAATCTTATGTTCTCCAAACAAAAACCTTGCTTTTTCATTTATTGCATTACTCTCTGCAAAAGGCAATATGATAGCATTACTAATCTCTGAAAGTGAAGTATAAGCATCACTTATAATTCTGCTTTCATACTGATAAGAAATGCCACTATCTCCACCGCCCCCAATGGTACAAGTAATTACATTGTCTTCAATGCTAATTCCTTGCCCTGCGGTCAATTTATCTTGTTTGTCTGCAATGGATTTGATTTTTTCCCCATACTTGAATGTCAAAGCACCATAAGGCATATACTCTGAAATAGTAGTGCCGTACTCTAGCTGATAATTTGAACCAAGTTCATAAGTTCCTTTTAAAGTATAGATACTAAAGTACTTAGCGTTTTCGACAGCTGTGTATATATTGCTATAATGTCCCCAAGATGCATCACCGCTATATGTAGAATCGAAATTTGTAAGTCCGAATCTATCAATCAATTCATCGTTTTCGTTGTATACATAACCATTCCATATATCAGTTCTTCGTAAAAAACCGTTCCACACTATTGAAATACCGCTTTCAATTGGAATGTTCAAAAGCGCAACAGTATTTTTATTTGCAATAGGAACTCCAGTATCAGTAAATGATTTATTGACCAATTTTGAAGTATCAAAAATATTTGGAGATTTAACAGCAACCAAATTTTCCAACTCGACTAAATCTTCCTTTAGTGAATCAATAGCAGTTCCTGTTGCTAATGCATCAGCCGGTGTGCCGGCAACCGAAAGGGTATTATCAGTTATGACCTGAACAGGATTTTTTTCAAAATACTGTTCTACAATCTTCTTAACTGTTTCGTCAGTTACGCCACCTTGTTCAATCCTTTTTTTAAGATTGGCAAAAACTTCGTCAGTTCTCATTATGCCCTCCTTATTGTTTAATCCAAACATGGTTAATGGCATCATACTTATATAATTCCGATATATCAATCATGTAACAGCTGCTACCAAAAGAGACGTAATGCGGTAACTTGTCATAATCTTTAGATAAAGCATTGTATTCTCTGTAATTTCCATTTGATGTAATAGCTGTTATACTTCCCATATCTGGGACTTCTTCGCCGGCATTATAGGTTATGCCATCCTGGGTTACTGTATAATCATATTTCATTGCTAGCACCTCCATTGTCTGCAAGGTTTTTAATTATTTCTTGTGCTTTTTGTTCTTGTGCTTCCACATCATCAATAGTCTTGTATATATTGTCGAGATATGGTTTTGATAGAAGGAATGTCTTTTCTGCATCTCCCCATAAACCAACCGTCTTAATTGCTATAAGTGGGTGTATGCCGCTTTGAAGCAACACTGTAAGCGTCTGTGCCTTGGTGTACATATTATCTTGTGGGCTGTGATTTATCTGTATATCAAAGTCTCTAACCGATAGTTTTAAATCTTCCCCTGCAAGTCTCAAAATGTTAAGAACCACTACAGCCAGCCGCTTTTCACATGATTTAACAATAGGGTCTTTTAGCTTTGCTCTTGTCTTAGAGAAATCCCATCCGTTTCTTAACTCAACCGCCCCTTGCGTATCTCCGCCTGTGTTGCCCTGTTTGTTTGGTATAGCCAATATAGATAATGTGTTATCCCACAAATCTTCTTTAGCAACTTGGCATTGTGTCTGATTAAGCTCTTGTGTCATAATTTCGACATCCGACTTATTGTCCTTATTGATGGACTTAACTGTAAGAGCGTGGTTCATTTTCATTTTTGCAAATGTTTCTTCATCAACTTCGCAATTTACAAACTTAACCCAATATTCAACAAACTGCTGTATGCTATCCATTCTGTTAGACTGCATGTTATTAATAGCATCCAACATACCTATAACAAGCTCAATATCAGATATTCTTTCGTGGTTATTAGGAAACTCAACGATAGGAATTTCGCCATATGTATGTAGTTTTGCTTCAACTACTTTACTGTCAATAATTCTGAATGACATAGTGTCGGAGAATGCCATTTTATACTGGTTTCCGTCCTCGTCTTTAAGCTCTTGCACAACAAGCATAGGTTCTTCTGTGCTTTCGTTGTAGACAGTATAAGTATTCATTGGTGTAGGTGCTACAATTCTAAATGGCACATCACCATTTTTAGGTTGAACTGCCTTAAAGGATGTTCCTGTTGCCGACTGCCATTCTCCAGCTTTAATGTCTTTTTCTTGTTTATTGGCATCTGCCATAAAATCATTAAGTATATCAACCGCCTTATTGATAGCTTCATCATCTTTGCGGCTAATAAACTGGATTGGCTCGCCATATGTCTGTCCTACCTTAAATTGAACAATTTCATATGCGTGGTTTTCTACAATCTTATTTGTAATATCCTCGTTAGTTAGCTTATACCTATATAATATTGGTTGGTCGCCTTTGTAATAATCCCACAGATACTTAATAACAGGCTTATTCCAGTTGAATATTCCAATTGTACTTCCAATAACCTTAACAACATTGTTAGCAGTTATTGTATCTACATTTGTGTATGCAATTTTTCTACCATAACAGCCTCTGACAAGGTCTTGAAAATACATTGTGTTCATATCTTGCTCCTAATAAAATGTCATACCACTTGAGCTTCTGCTCTGTGGAATTTCTTTAATCTGAAAATTATCATCATCATTCGGCACATACCAAATCCATTTATGACAATGTTTGCAAGCCAGCTTGTGTGTGCGTGGATCTTTCTTATCTGCCTTAGTCAAAAACTTATGGCAGTTCGGACACATGATTGACTTATCTTTATTCATATAAAATTCCATATATTACCTCTTTGCATAACAAAAGCACCGCCACAATTAAGTAACGGTGCTTTCGATAAGGAATGTTTTGTTTATGAAAAACAGCTCTGTAATTTCTTACAGATACAGTATATCATTAGTGCAATATGACATTCTATGACATCTTTAAATATGTGTTACCATATTTTTCTTCAAATGCTTTAAGAGACTTTCCGTGAAGTCTAATAATTTGTCTCCATGAATATTTCATCTCTGTAGCGATAACCTCAAAAGTTTTCTTTTCGATATATCTTGAAAATAGAACATTATAGTAATCTTCATTCTCTATACTGTCTATTTGCCCTATGATTGTATTTTTCTTATCAATGTATTCATCTATCATTCTGTCAAGATTACGTTCCATTTCGTCAATTTTGACGTATGTAGCGCCTATTTTATCTGGGTCTGATGATGATAGCACTCTTTCTTCATTCTTTACTGCCGATATGCTGCAAGAAAGCTCTCTAAGCTGTGCTATCTCTATTAGTTTGTTATTTATCATACGATTAAGTCTGCTGATTTGATTAAGATAGTCCTTGGTTGTCATAATAGATTAATACCTCCTGAATGGATTTATAGCAGCTTCAACCTTTGCTACTCTATTGCCTTGTGTCATCCTCAATGCAAAATTTGAAAATACATCTGGAACATCATCAAGCTGTTTCTTCCCTGATACTGAATACTGCTTTAGTAATGACATCATTGCTCCGTATGGTTCATTAGGTTTGTAAAGTGATGAGTCTTTAAAAATAATGTGTTGCAAAATCCAGTTAGAACATTGAAAAATTCTTGCCTCTTTATTTGTTTCTGTAGGCGTATCTGTAATATTACATATCCAGCCTACACTCTCCACACGCTTATTAACTTCCATTGCAACCCTATCTCCGCCGGCATTGCGCTCAAATTCGCACTCTTGCACTTTATTATTTACAAGCACACCTGCGGCATTTCTGTATTGTTCTTCATAATCTGCTGTGTTGTCACATACGCAATCAACGCAGTAATAATCTTCTCCATATTTTTGCAATACAGGCAGTACAAAATAATCCGTACCTTTACCCTTTGTATCACATTGAGCGGTAATAATCTCCGGCTCTCCGTGTGGCAAATTGAGATATCTTCGGATTTTATCATCTGGAAATAGTAATCCCTCACGCTCTATAGGCTCCTGTTTGTATAAGCACCTATAAGATATTTCGTCCATTAATAACTGTTGGTCTGCGAAAAATTCTTTCGTAAATCCACTATATTCATAATCAAAGTTGCTTTCGCCTGTCACTGGATCAACATCCGGCACAGCGATGGTCTTAACTCTAGGATTCCCTGCGTACATATTTTGTATTCTGCCAATAACATCGTGTACGCTCCAACGTGTAGCAATATGTATTTCTTTGCAGTTATGTCCGTCTGTATCTTGAATTTTACGTTGTCTAGCATCTACCGCATATTTATCCCATAGCTTATCAAGTACCATAGGATTAAGTGCTTCTTCAATACCGCCTATCATATCGTCTACAAGCAAAAATTTGCTTGCACGAACTTTACCAGCATTTTTACTACCGACAGATGTGCATTGTATGCTAGGGAATGGTTTGTATTTACCCACATTAAACTGTTCCAGCTTTGCATTGGTGTTTGTAACTGTAAGATTAGGAAAAATTTCATTCCACGCATATTCGTCAGAATTTGTAACAATGTCATACACGCCATCGTAGTACATTCGTGTAATGTCACCCGAATGAGAGTAAAAAAGACAGAAGTCATTAGGGAACCAGCCAGCCACTAAAGCATTAAACATTTTTTCAATGGTTGTTTTTCCTGCACCCGGTATTAATGACACACATAATATATCGTATTTATCATCAATCATACCTTGCAATGCTTCTGTTAGCCCCATTTTTATAAATTGTTTGCGGCGTGGCATATAAAATCGCTCTTTAGGCTCTCTTTTCTTTTCAAGATACCTAAAACCGCTATCAACAACTTTGTTCTGTGCTTCAATCAGCAAAATATCGTAAAACCAATTAATTAATTCATACTCTACTTTATTTGCAAAAGCATATTTTTCCAAACTCCATATTGTGCCGCCTGTTCTGGCCAAGCAAAAATTCTCTATAAGCTCTTTTGTCCTTTTGGCAAGCTGTAGTCCATACTCAATATCTTTCTCGCCGTTTATGGCTACACTGCAAGCGTCTGTATAAGCGTTAATTACCTGTTCATCAATTCCATTTTTCTTTATGTAATTTTCGTATCCATTAACTGTGGAAACAAGGCTCTGACTAGCCATAAGAAAAGCACCTCCACTTTTTAGCAAAGGTGCTTATAGACCTCTGCCTATAATTGTTTTAGGGTAGCGCCATAAATCACTTATATGGCGGTAATATTTATTATTTCAGCAATCATCTTTAAATGTTAGGATAAACATTTCTTTTAGTTGTGCATGCATATATCCCTTTTTTCTCCAGTAATAAAGAATAACAATCAATTACATCTTCTGCTGGGCACGCATATGTTTTTATGCCATATTTTTCAGCGGTTATTCTTTCAATGTGGCATCCATTCCAGCACCAACTTCCTTCAATTCCAATAAATACATCTGCCTGTGCTAACTTCTTAAGGCTTTCTCCAAGATACCATATAGCCTGATTATTGTTCTGTGGTGGGCTGTCCTCAATATAACTGTCAATCAGTTCCAGTTCTTCTCCCTCGTAAGCCTCTGCAATTTTCTTCATCTTCTGAATACTTGTCTTAATTTCTTCCTCTGTTCTGCCTTTCATTGGCACGCTTACAAATAATTTTTTCATTCTGCTTTTCCTTTCATATATTAAATTTTAGCAATACAGCGTTCTTTTACCATATTACCGTTAGATACGATTGGCACTCCGTTCTTATCACATACATACTTTTCAAATTGGCAGTTGACATTTATGTACGGCATACCTTTTCTATTACAGTCTGCATGAAAATCAATGTCTGTAACTTTTTTCTGCCATTTACCATTAGCGTATATTTTTGTATAACCGCCTTTTCTAGTTTTGATTATGATTTTACTTCTTGATTTTTTCATATACTTTCTCCACTAATTCATCTGCATACCTTGTCATTTCAATTCGTGTTCCGTTTTCGTCCTTTGTGTATACATTTACACATCTTGCAGATTTGCTTGTCATATCTCCAAGTATTATTTCCGTCTTATCGTCATCAAACTTGTAACATTTACGCATTTCTTCAATGCAGTTATTCATTTCAGTTATTTTCATAATCTCATTCCTTTCTCGCACTATTTGCTAATGATTTTGTTTCCTGTAAGATTTTCATTGCTAAAGCTCTTGAAAACTCCATATTGTCTTTAGGGTATCTTCCTAAGATTGATTTTGCATACTCATTGACTGCATCAACTGAAATATCAATGCCAATAGTCATATCGTGAAATTCAGATGTTTCTATCGGTTTGCCATCATCATCGCCGATATGTTTAACATTATCAATCTTCTTCTTATTTTTCTTAATACACCCCGTCATACCACATATATAATGCGTTCTTGTATCATAACTCGTTGTGCAATCAATGTACTCGCCCCTCTTGATGCAAGTTTCCAGATATTCGCATTTATCGCACTTTGTATCTTTTTCTTTTGGCTTTCTTGGCTTGTATTCCTTAAAATCCTTACACTCATAGTCTAAATCTGTGTCATTGCCCTTGCTACAAGTATAAATGGGATATTCTTCTCCTATTTCTTCATCGAAAATATAATCTTCTTCGCTGAATTTGCATTTTGAACAATCATTCATTCCTCATAAACCTCTCAAAATCTTCCCTACACTTAGGGCATAGTTCATATGTTTTTTCTAAAAATTTATATCTATGGACATTCTTGATTTCAAGGCACATATCATTATCTTCAAAAGTGGGAATTATATCTCCGCAACATCCAACTTGCTTAAATCTAACTTCTTTCCAGCTCTTAGGTATTATCTCTTTTCCGCACCTGTCGCAAGTGTGCCATTCTTTGCTATGTTTCATCGTGAATATCCTCCCAAGTTCTGCAAAACTCCTTGAATGTTTTCTTGTCCATCAGTGAAGCTATTTCATGCAAGTTTACAATGTTGATTTCTGCATTTTGCTCATATTGCACGTCGCCAACAAGATTTACATTGACCACCGGAAGCCTCCCGGCATAATGTTCTATTTTATACGAACGGCATAAGCACTGTTCGCCATCAATCGTAACTTTAGCACATCCCGGGTGTCCTTCTATTGATTCTACTTTGAATTTATGTATATTGCTCATTCTTCCACCAGCTTCCTACCGCAGATAGGACAGTAGGCTATTTTCATTACCATTTCAACATTCATATCTTTACTGCTACACACTGCAAAAGACGGACATTTATTCAAATTGCATGTAATTACAGGTTTATTTGACAACTTATCAATCTTAAATTTGCCATAATGTGTTATGATAGGAAATTTTTCCTCGCAAAACTTACACATATTACACCTCAAATCCTCGTAAAAATATCTAAATCATAGTTATCTCTGATATAGTCAACAACTTCCTGTAATTTGCCCTTTACAAATTCATCATTGGCAATATCTGGGTGTGCATAAAACATGCAACTGTCTTTCTTTCCGCCTGCTTTATATTTACGATAATTAAATATCATTGTAAAAAGTGGTATTTCTGTCAGATTCTTTGTCTTGTGTCTTATCCAACGATTAACAATTCTCTTAATCATCATTCTTCCCCCATAAATTATCTGGTAATTCCTCGCCGCCATATATCTTGTTAGCGTATTTAAGGAACGTTGGTTTGCTACAGCCAGCTATCTTTGCCGCTTTTTCCTGCGAAACCTGCCCCGATACATAAAGGTTCATTGCTTCATAGAATTTATCTTTGTTTAGTGGGTGAACGCCCATAGCCATAATAATCACTCCTTATTTCAAATATTTCTGTGCTAAGTTTTCTCTTATCATTCCAAACATGAAATGCTGCAAGCTCTTAGTCACTTCTTTGCCATTAATCTTGTATTTTGTCTGTAAGTAATAATCTATTAACTCTTTGTAGTAATCATCAAATCCATAAGCAGAATTATCGCTCATATAATTACCAACTGGCTCAAAGTAATTAATAACTATCTTTGTCAAAGCCTGTTCTGTAATGCGTATATGGCTCATGTTTAAAGTTTTATTGTATTGCTCAAGGAAATAATCAATAATATGCTTTAACTCCTCTATTCGCCAATCTGACGGCTCGCAATCAGCGAATTCAACAGCAAGGTTTTTAATCACATCAGATTTGCTTCCGCCTTTTTCAGCTGAAAAAGCATATATATCTCCTCTTGAAGAATCTTTAGATTCTGAAAGAGCATATTTATTTTCTGTAGTATAATCTCTGTTTATATTCTCTGTAGTAATCTCTGGTAATGGTCTGTCACTTTGTCCTTCTCGACAGGTCATTTTGTCCTGTCGGTCTGTCATATTGTCTTGTCGATTTGTCATTTTGTCCTCATCGGAATTAAATTCATCCACAAGTTCTTGTAATTTTTTAGTATCTATTGTGTACCACTTTGTTTTATCAATAGCTAATTTGTTGTAATTGGCAGATAAAACGACACCTTTATTTTCAAGCCTTGTGAATGTTCTCTGTATCGTTTTTTCACTCCAATATGGAAAATTATTAATTCTCCAATCACTGTATGAGTTGTAAACCCAATATTTACCATCAACAAGGTTCTTTTCAGCTTTTTTATTAATTTCTATCCAGTAATTTAACTGATTAAGCACTATTGCTTCGTTTAAATCTCCTAAAACAAGTGCTAAATCGGTGTTTACAATAAGTGTCTTTGATTTGTCAATAAATAATTCTTTAAAATTCATCTCCAATACCTCCGCTTGATATCATTTATGTATGCCTGTGATACATACTCCGCTTAATTGATAAAAACAACAAACAGGCACAGCGGAAGTGCTTTTCGCTTCGTCAAGCTAGTTTGTTGTAATCGGATAGACAGGACTCGAACCTGTGACTACTTGAATAAATCAAGCGTTACTCCCAACTGAACTACTATCCGTTGTACAGTTTCTTGTGTTGGAAAGTATTTATGGCACTTCATTACACTATCTGCCATACTGTTCGCAAATCAACCAATACAAGCATTTTAATTATTTCAGCAGGGAATACTGCAACGCCTGCTTATTCGGGAGCTACCCGACCGCTTGATGTGGTGTGGATTTGAACCACACGAATTCTTCTCGAGCAGAATATACCCTCCGGGTACTGCTTACCACTTGCATACACATCAACTCACATACAGGTTGGTTTTAGGATAATACAGGTAACCAACAACTATATTTCCATTTCACTTGTATGTGATAACGCCGACAGTAGGAATCGAACCTACACAACATTTCTGCTGGATAGCTTAGCAAGCTACTGGAATACCTTTATCCCATATCGGCAAACACCGCCTATAACGGCTATCAAGAAACAAGAACAGAAACAATAAAATATTAGGGGCATTTTGATAAGGAGTGCTTCTTGATAAGTTGATTTTCACATGGCTATGTATATACACGCCAAACCCTCTCAAGCGGTCTTGCACCGCTTTTAACTGAACAAAATCCAAAGAGGTACATGAAAGGAGGACTGTTCTGTGTAAAATGCAAAAACACAATAATGAACAGCCAAACAAATAAAAAGAAAAATAAACTACCCTTATGGGAATCGAACCCATATTGCAGGAATCAAGCTCCTGTGCATTAACCATTATACTAAAGGGCAATAGTGGCTATTCCCAGTATGCATTTGCCACAAGTCGCAGCGTACTATCCTTTGCAGCCATTATACTTTCATTGACTGACACGACTATTCTGACAATTCTATGTATTTGTCAATGTACCACTTAGCTTTTTTAATATCCTCTAAGCCATTCTTGTTATTATGTCTGTAAATGTACTTAAAGGCATTGCATAAGCAAAAGTTCTTAACGGCTTCCTTGCCCTGTGTTTCCAACATAACATCTATACATTCAAAGCTGCCAGTCTCATAATGGCTCGGATGATTAACATTGTCATTTACCGGTTTTTCATTGACGCTAGGAGCAACATCTTTAAGCGGAGTAAAACTATTTTTCTTACCACCGTTATTAACACAGCTTTTACATGGTTCTACGCTAAATAGTAATGATTTATTTATGCAATTAACGCAAAATCCATTATTTTCAGCATTTCCCATTAAACATCACCTGCCTGTCTATGATTAGCTTTGTAGGTATCAAAGCCTTGTGGATATCTTGCTTTCAGTTTGTCAATGTTAATCTGCATGATTTCATCAAGGTTAAACTCAAATGAATCGCACATTAAAGCTAAGTACCAACATACATCACTGATTTCACGCTTTAAATGCTCGGCATCTAACTGCTTTTCGTGAAAAACCCATTTCTTGAGCATATCGTTAAGCTCTCCAACCTCACCAGATAAGCCTAATGCAGCATTGATAACACCACCTAGCTCAATTCTTGGTGTATCTTCACCACGATTGCCTATCTTTAAATCATCAATCTTTTTCTCAAGCCTATCTGTAGACTTTTTATCGTTAGTACGCATAGCCAAAGCCTGATATTCATTGCCCTGCATTTCTAACTCCTAACTCTTTTTTATTTTTTAAAATTTTTTGGAATTTACTCGGCTGAATTAGCCGTTTTGATGTGTGTATTTATTGAATATCTTGTGAATAATTAAGATGTGTCTATTATACACCTATCTATAGGATTTGTACAGTAGATTTATTGATTATATTATGTGAGTTATTATCAAAGCTATATATTAATAAATATAATGGTTATTTTATATAGTTTAATAAATTATTATTGGTTGATTATGTATATATAAATATATATAATAAGCCTTTTTATTTTTGAGAATATTTGAGCGACTTAGTTGGGCGGTCAGCGTCTGAATATATAACCCCCACGCCATGCGTTATACATCTTGTACAATGAAATCAGCCAGAGCGGAACCATTGCACAATGAATAATTATCATACAATCGCTGTCAATTCGCTTGTTTACTGGCTTTGTCGTGTTTTTATCGCTCAAATGTTCTGTTTTATCATTTCGCTAAACTCAACTTTAGCGAAATAACATCATTACAAGGTAAACGCCTACAATCCGCTTGTTTACTGGCTTTGCGGGATTTCTTGTACATCTTGCACAATAATTTCTTGTTGTGCAATTTGACGAACATTAGAGCCTTGAGCGTTTCCGGATGTGCCAAGCTGCGGAAGGTCTGCGGCTGTTTTAATAACCTTTGTGGTGCTTTCTCTGCTCACGCCCGGAAGATTCCAACCGAAGCGGCGATTCATAACTGCAAGTTGCCCGACTGGGTTCTTACCGGACCAGAGGCGAGCCTCTCCGCTAGATTCATAATCTTTTGACAGTTTTTCCCACAAATCGTAAGCCGAAGTACTTAGTTTTGACGCTCTCTTCTCATTCGCCCAATCATATATAACAGTCTCATTTATGCCTGTTAATTTACAATATCCTGATATAGTACATATTTTATTATACTTATAACACATATATATATAATAATCTGCTATATAATTGAGATACTCATAATTATAACTATTGCAATTACTATTATTAATATTACTATACTGGTTATTATAATTATTATTATTATATCCCTGTAATTTACCCTTTAATTTTAATCTATTAGTACCCTTAAAGGTATTATTGTATACATAAATTAAGGCAGCATAAAAGAGAGATTGCGGAGCTGATGTCATATCTTCGATATTTTCATTTGTGCAGAATCGCTTGAAATGCATATCAATCTCATTTTCGAAAATCTCTTCACTGTCTGCTGTTTCCTGTACTTTCTCCATCTATTCCCCTTTCTGCCGGAGCTTATCCGGCTTATTATAATATATACTAATAACATAAAAATAACCCGATAACTATTATTTAATTATCGGGTGTATAACTGTTATTTAATTATTAGAATAATATATCATAGATATATATATAAGTCAAATAAAAAAGAGAGCCGAAGCCCTCTTTAATATACGCCCTGCGTTACGGTTAATCATTGAACACGTCAAAAAAAATGTTTCAATACATCAAATGTTATTGTTTATCATCCGACAAAAATATAATATACAATTACTAATTATTTGTCAAGATAATTTTTTTAGCTCTTTCAAGAGCTTTTTCGAAATCTACAGTCTTGTTGTTTTTAACAAGACACCAGTAATTGCAGAAGGCAATATATCCGAATCTCCAGTCTGAACCCTGTCTAGCTTGGGTATCACTGCCAATGCAAAAATCGTAGCCGATTTTCTTATATTCTCCGTTTCCTAGATGCTCCGTCGCTTCTACCGCGAAGACTTCCTCAGATTCAAATTTTTTTAAATTCTCCTCGTCAAAAAATCTTTCTAATTTCTTAATATCCTCGCTCTTTACTTTTCCATTTTCGCTAAATCTAATATTACATTGTCTCATATCGTCCACCTTTTAACCTTTCTTTAATCGTCTACTATTTCAGCCGCTAAAACAGCTATTCGCTGGTTCATTTCTTCGGTTGAACAGGTTTCATTGTAATAATCGCCAGCTATAAGTGTATAGTCGTCGATGCGCTGTTCTTCGACATTCCAACCACCGCCATATGCCAAGCATAAATTCCCATTTAACATAATACCAAGGCTGTCAATCTCCATTTGTGATTTAACAAGCTTTGTAATATATTCTTTTAAATAACCATCATAAGGCGTTTTAATACTATTACTAGCTTTTTTATTCTTTAAACCACACCTTAATTTAATTATTTTTTTAAAGTCGTCTCTTTCCATCTTTTCCACCTTTTCAACCTTTCTTATAAACATATATGACAATTTGAAATATCTTCGCCCTCTTTAATCTCTGGCAATTCCACAATTCGCGCGCCTCTGTTATCTGTTGCATATGTACTTGGATAACTTTTTGAATTAATAACCGCAGCTATATATTCCCTTTTCTGTTCGTCTTTCTTGATTGCTAAAAATAATCTCATATTTCCCACCTTTTCAGCCTTTCGGCTGTCCTTTCTTAATTTGTATAATTATAATAGCATTTCTTTGTCACTTTTGCAAGTGATATTTTAAAATATTTTATAATTTCTTTTTTAGTTCTCTTTCTTCCTCTGTTTCCTCATATATAAAGAGGTCTTTCGGCTGCATATCCAGAATCAAGCAAAGATTATTTATGCTTTTAGCATTTATATTTGTGTCCTCATTTTTTATCTTTCTTAGCGTGTCTTGACTCAATAATCCGCTTGTTTTGGCTTTGTATGTGTTAAACCCGGCACGCTCTAAAGCATCCCCGACATTAAAGCGATATTTAAGCATTACAATAGCTCCTTTCTATATTATTTTATTTATTTCTTATAATAATATAGTAGGTTCTAAAAGTCAATAAAAATATTTCTTAAAAAAGTTATAAAAAGGCTTGCGTATTTCTTTTTAAAGTGATATTATAATCTTGTAAATAAAAAAAGGCGGTTGCAATCCTACCAAGACACACAACCGCCACCAATCAAAAAAGAAAGGTAGCTATATTATAGCACAGGTAAAAGAAAATGAGAAGAACAAACAGCAAGGAAGTTAAGGCAGCAGTTAGAAACTACTTAACAGAAGTTGCACAGGGCGAAGAACTTAACACAATTAAGGATATCAAGGATAAGTTCGCAAATGAGTACGGATGGGCAGTTGCAAGACTTGGTGAGCGTAACGCTTGTATAGAATGGCTTAGAGGTTTAGGCGTTGGCGTTGATTATAGTTATTACGATATTATCCAGCTTATGGCTAAATGGTTAGACGAAAGCACAGAAGAAGCTGAAAAATGGCTTGATAAGCGTGGCGATGGTCTTTATTGGGATTTATTAGCAAGGGAGATTTTAGCAAGCAAATAATTAGCAAGGTCGGCTTTTCCGGGGTTCGAATCCCCGGCTTGCTTTTACCCGGATAACTGGGAAATTTAATTATAGAAAGGATGGTTTTTTATGAATTACAAAAAGCACGCAAAGCACATTTTGCGTCAGATAGAAAAGGCATTTGACAAGGCGGACAACGTAAAAGAGTATGAAGAATTATGCGAATGTATTTATTTGTCAGATTGTAAATTTGATTACAATACATTTTTGAAACTTAAAAAACTTGTTTTTTAACCGCCGCAGAGGATGCCAGCCGGACCGATGCCGGCGGCGGTTTTTCCTGTAAAGGATAATATTAAAATATGGAGGTGGTACCGTGAAATATGTACATTGGTTAAAAATTGACGGATATTCGAAACTTGAAGAAACTGCTTTACAATTTCAATCTATTGAAAATTATTTAAAAGCCTATCCAAAGGCTAAAGCTATGTTATATCAATATGATAGCGGCTCATTTAATTGGATAGTGCGTTTAGAGTGCGAACAGTGTTACAATGATTTAGATTTAGACGTCAATAGCAGCTCAACAAGATTAGAAAGATTTTCATCTAAACCAAAGAACATAGGAAGAGAAAGAATTTTCAAATTTCCAGAACATTACAAAAAATATATTGAATAAGGGCGTACAATCTGCGCCCTTTTTGGCTTGCTGTGGTTTGGTTGGTTCGATTCCAGCCGCAAGCATTCCCATATTAATAATAATATGGTATAATATTATAATATTGAAAGGTGGCATTTTATGTATTTTTTAAGGTTTGGTGAAATCCCCAAAAATGAAAAATCTATCAATTTTCTAAAAATGACAAACGACCAGAACGACGACTTTACATATGCATTCGATGTATACGGATATAATGAAGCGTTGGAATGTGTGCCAGAATGCGCATATGAAAAAGGCGTTTCTTGCTTTGGTTTTAAAAACAATGTACCGGTTCTTGATTCTATTGAGCTTTTACGCTCTTTTTGTGCTAGAATAAAAGATAAATGTTATATTATCGAAGCTAAGCAGATGAGCACAGGTAACGACGGCGAGCCACTTGTTAAAAATGTGCAGATTATAGAAGAATGGCAAACAACAGAGAAAGAACGCGCACAGCTTGCGCATAATATATTATGTGCCATGTTTAGCAATGTTAAAAAGCTGTCGGAAGATGATTGCACGAATTATATATTGTACAGCTTCACAGACTGGAAGACAAACAAGAAAAGTTATGTTTTTAACGGCTTTGAATATTATAATTGAAAGCGTTTTGAGGCTGTTTTATTTTGTAGGCTTATAAATCTACATCGGCGCAATAAAACCGCCGTACAGGGCAAATCGCAAAGTCACAACGCCAAAATTGTAAGCCGCACCTACAACCGCAAAGAATCAGCTGTACACTTTAGCTTGTTAAAGTTCTAAAGTTTTTCATCAATTTTTCAAGGCAAATCTAAACGAAATCGAGGTCAAAATCTGATAAAAGTTTTCAACCGATTTTTGGATTCCAAAATTGCATATGACGGGGGTATTTGAAACGGCGCATTATAATTTTGTGGGAAAATTTTTCCGATTTTTTTAGTAGGATTTGAACGAAATCTGCGCCAAATTTTGAGATTTTTTAAAATTGAAATTGTGAATATAAAATGCCACACCTGGGGGCGTATTAAATGCGTTACCTCGAAATTTTTTGACAACATTCTTCTGTATGTATCAACGCCTTACTCGAATATTGACATTGACTAAGCTCATATACCAATAATTCTTTAGTCATAGTCGGATTAGTCCTTTGAATTATCTTTAACAGCTCATCAATACTCATCATCCCACTCTCCTAACTGCCCCTAAAACCATATCAACAATGTCAAATACTTCATCTCCGTATGTTGCTACAAAATCGCACAATATTTCTTCCTGTTCGATAGGCAAATACACATCATAGGACATACAGATTGCATGGCATACTTCGTGTATCAGCACTTTGCGTTCCATAAATCCACGCAAGGCGTTTGACAAATAAATTGTATGTGTATTTCTATCAGTTACACCTAAGCTGATTGTGCCGTCTGACCGCTTTAATTCACCCGAATTTGAATTTTTATATTGCACTTGCCACATTGTACCATTGATTGCAAAAAACATCTGTATGCCCCTTTCTGAATAAAACAGGCTATGAATATTGCTACTCATAGCCTTTAAAATCAAATCTTAGATACAAGAGTGCTTAACTTTGTTCTAAGCAAATTTTTCTCTTCTGCTGACATATCGGCAACCATATCTGTAATGTCGCTTGCAAGTTCCTTAGTGTAGCTGTCAAGTGACTTCATCTTATGCTCCTTATCCTCTGGCGTATTAGCTTTGTGCATTTCTTTAGTTTCTGTGTACATTCTCTTTGCCCTGTCATAGCCACTTTCAGCGGTATGTGTACTTGTAGGCTCTGTATAGTACATTCTGCCATATTCCCTATCCATATCACGCTCTGGGTACATATGGTAATAAGGTGGTTCTTCGTATCCTCTTCTGCCTACATAACTACCCTTTCCTTTAGGGGCATATCTGCCAGTGCGCATATAGCGGTATTCATCATAGTATCTTCTGCCGCCCTCTTCACCATATTCAGCTTTAAGGGTTCTAAGAAGCTCCTTGTCGTACTCTTCTTCCTCTTCATCTGCTTTCTTCATAGACTTAACGATAACTGCCTTGTATTCTGCTTCGCATAAGTCCTTAATCATATCCACAGCTTCTGACATTTCCTCAACGTTTACATTTTCAATACCCTTATCAAGTTCAGATAGTGTCTTTTCGGTAAGGCACTCAACCATTTTGTGTATTCTTTCAATATGCATAGTTGTTTACCTCACTTTCTTAACCTATTCTGTTGATTGTGATATTTGCATTAGCAACACTGATAGCCTGTGTAGATGTATTCTTAACAGAGATTGCCTGACAGCATCCGCAAGAAAGCCATACATCTGTAGCCATAGAAACATTGTTAAATGCTTCTGCCGCCGCTGGTGTTGAAATTGCAAGTGCTGATAAATCTGGTTCGCCCTCTATCGCAATCGCAAGGGATATAGGACCTGCTGTAGCACCTGCCGGTACTGCAATATTTCCATTAAATTCTACTCTGTACTTTGCCTTGCAAGTGTTAGTAGCACCTTTGAGGTTGATTAATCCGCTTCCTGTTCTGTGCGAAATATATCCTTTGTTACATACAGACGTTGGTGCATCTGTAAATAATACATTTCCATTTACCGCAACTGTCTGTGTTGCAACATTTGAAAATTCAGCCATAATAAAAACCTCCTTATTTCATTTCTTCTATTGTTTTAGGTTTCTCTTCTTTTGAAGTTTTTACCCCCATTGAAACCATAGACTCTTTAAGCAATTCTGTATAATCTTTCTTTGCCATCTTATCTACTGTATCAGAAATTTCTGATACAGTTTTTAGCTCATAGATATTAAGCTTATTAAAATCTATGCTTTTAATTGCTTCTATAAACTTATTTTTTAATTCTTCCATTTTAGAAACCTCCAGATAATTAAAATAAGGGCAAGCATTATAGCCTGCCCTTTGATTATAAGTAATACTGCTTAGCAGACATAATCTTTCGAGTTTTCTTTCGAGTTAAACTCGATACTTAACTCGATTAAATTGAGTTAAATCAAGTTAAATTGAATTAAGCCGAGTTAAACCAAGAATTAAACCGATTAAAATTGATTAAGATACTTGTTAATTATTCAGTTGTTTAGCATCCGCAACCTGTATTGCATCCGCATCCGTAAGCATATCCGTAAAGGTTGCTTGCCGGGAATGATGGAACCGGTGTAGGTCTTACAGCGTCAATTATCTGATTTGTCTGCGCTGCCATTGTGGTAGTCAGAAGTGCGTTCTGTCTATCCTGTGAAGCGGCTCTGCGTAAATCATTATTCTCTGCCTGTAATGTAGCTATCTTGTCATTTGTCAGGAAATCAAGAATAGCTCTCGTTCCTGCCTGCTGGCTGTCAATAATATCTCTTGTATTATTGTTCATTGTGTTCTGCAAAGCGCAGGTGTTAGTTGCCATATTGTAGTTTACACCCTGAATAGCTTCTCTTGTCTCGCAGCAGCAGTTGGCAAGCTGTGACTGTAAAGCGTTTGTATTCTGCATATTAGCGACTGTATCAGCGTTAATAGCCTGCTGGATGCCGTAGCCTGTCTGCATGATATTTGTGTTAATGCCGTTAAAGCCTGTAAGCATACTGTTGTTCATAGCGTAGAATCCATCGCAAAGTCCGTTGGAAATGCCATCTAACTTGCTGACAACTGCCGAATTGTCGAAGCCTCTCTGAATATCAGCCTGTGTCGCATATCCCTGTAATGCTCCACCATTACCGCCAAATCCGCCAAAGCCACCGCCCCAGCCACCAAATATTGCAAAGATTACGACAATGAACCAAAGCCATCCGCCATCTCCCCAGCCATTGTTATTACTGTTGCCATCAATATTTGCAACAAGTGGCACGCTGGCACAATTTGAATTAAACATATTAGTTACCTCCATTAATTTATTCATAAAGATGTCACCCAGGTAATTTGCAAAGACATCTAATATGCTATTAATTATTAAATCTGCTTTTTATCTGATTAAATACATCATCTGCATTTAATCCTTTTTCCTTACATAAATTTCTAGCCATCTGTTCGATGCCTTGCATATTGCCTTGCTGTGCCATTTGTATTGTATTTTTCATCATTGGGTTGCTCATAAGCTGATTATTGTTCGCTATCTGCTGCATGAACTGTTGAGGACCGCCTCTCATCATTTGAAAAAGGTTAATTGGATTCATTCTTCATCACCACCCTTGCTTTGAGTTTTTGAAGCTTTTCTCTGTGTTCCTAAAGATTTATCAAATCTATCCTCTAACTGCCCTATCTTCTCTGATAGTTCATCAAACTTATTCATAAACAGCTCTGTGCTTTCGTCTGACAGGTCAAATTTCGATTTTTTATCATTAGATGATAAATTGTTAGAGTTACTATCCAAACAAGGCTTATAAGTCAAAATGCGAGTTGTACAATTCGGTTGCCATTGCTTACCATAAATTTCCGTTCCGTCAGCCTTTGGGAAATAATAAATATTGCCATCCATAGGAATATCTACAGCCTTGACAGCCTCTATACTATCAACAATTTTCCCCATAACATTCTGTTGTGATGTTCCCGGCATTTGTGTCGGTAACATTTGCTCCTGTTGCTGGTATCTCTGTATATTTGCCATAGGATTGTATTGATATGTTCCATATTGCGGTACATATCCATTATTCATCATGGGTGTTGTCTGATAAGGATTGTTTATCATCTTCTACCTCCTCTAAAACTTCCTCGATTGCGTGGATAACAAGAGATAATGTTACTAAGTCAAGTTTCTGTAATTCTTCTTTGCTTAAGATTTTTTCTCTAATTTCATCCGAAAACATTCGCACTACCTCTCTTTCTGATTATATTTTGGCATAAAAAAAGACGGATTAACCGCCATAAATTAGACAGTTATCCGCCATTCTAAAGTAAAAAAATAACGCCCCCTACGGCGTTTACAAACATTCTTTGATTACTTCTGTGATTACCTTTTGATTTTACAAGAAAAATGATGATATCCAAAAAGCTCCTTTCATTCAGTATTTATGCGGCTTTTCGGCATATCACCATCTAATAAAACTAGCAGGGGATGAGAGAATCGAACTCGATTGACCAATCCTGTATTCCGCTTG